GCCATATGCGGCCTTGACACACTGTGCCGCGCAGTAGGGTGGTTTTATTTAGGCTACCACTCTCCGCTAACCCATCGGATTGTTTATAGTGGACGTCCGAAAACACTTTTTGTAAATTAAGAACCACTCGCATCCCACCGTCTTATTAGTCAGCCGTTGGTGGTTATTGACTTATGTCTCCCACTTCTCGGTCTTCCTCATACGCCAAAGCCTTGTCCGTTCTTAACTTACAAATTAATTATAGCAAAAATTTTAATTTAAGTCAATTATTAAAGAAATCAAGAATAGAATTAAATAACACCGGAATATCGTCTATAGAATGAGAAGAATAGTGATAAAAGCCATAATCACGAGTAAAAGCTTCAAATAATTCCTTATACTTGGATTGAGCTGCACTCATAGCTTTACGTGCGTCTTCTACTTCTTGCGCGCGTACTTTACGCTCGTTAGCAAGCTTCTCTTGCTTTTCTTTCTTTTCGCGTTCTTCACGTTCCTTACGAATACGCTCACGATTTTCGGCTTCCTTTGCTTCAAATTCTGCCTTCTGACACTCTTCAGCACTGTTATACAGTGTTTGTAGTTTTTCACTATAATACTTCATAATAAAATCTCCTTGCAGTTCCTATCCTGCTTTTATATTATATTATCGAAGGTTCCTTTCCCTTTCGACATATTTATTATATCACAAAATTTTTTTAAAGTCAAATATTAGTTCGTTACAGCCAAATTATTAGAAGCGAGATAAAACGCATTATTATAATAAACTAAAGTTAATAAACATCCAGCAGGAAATTCTATATTACTTTGTGTTGTCCCATACATATAAATAGGTATAGAACCTGTATTATTACCTGAATTAGCATAATTTAATTTAATTGTTGTCGCGGCAGCAGGTAAAGCATATTTAGTCATATAATAAATAATTTTGCCATTGCTAAGAGTATCTGTAGTAGCAAGTACTCCTAATAATTCTGAACCCGAAGCGGTATTTGTACTAACAATAAATTCGGCAGTAGGAGTATTATTACTTTGTGTAACTTGTACTGTCATTGGAGCGGCATTAGGAATATATAAAGTCGTTTGTATTCCATTAATTGTTAAAATACCAATTTGAGTACCTGTACCCAATGTTCCTCCAATAGTTATATAATCATCTACATATTTTTTCGTTGCCGGCTCCATATCTTCTATTGGTGCCGCATTTAATATAACAGAACCAGTAAAAGTTCCCCCACTCTTAGGCATGGCTTGATCTGCTTTTAAACCTTGTGCAGAAGTGGCATAATCTGTAGAATTAGTAGAAGCTGCTGAACCAAGTGTAGGTTTATTTTTAATATATCCGGGAGAAGTTGTATCATTATCTGTCCAATTACCTTGAATATTGGCAAATGGCAAATTAATAACTGTAGTAATTCCATCGCCAATTTTAATGCGTGGATATGCACGTTCATTATCGGGATTATAAATAATTACTTCTCCTTTTTTAGGAATAAAATTTGTTGCTTTGCTCCAATTAGTTTCAGTATCATTTTTCAACTGAATACGAGTTTTTAAATTTTTATCAGCCATAAAAACTCCCTCCAACGATATCTTTTCAATCGTTATAATATAAATTAAGTATTAATTATTTGTCCATATTTATTAGAAACTGCTGCAAGTTGCTTATTGTATTCAACTAAATGCCATCCGTTGTCAAAGGTAAAGCCCCAATAAGGTAAATTATCTCCATTTTTTGCAGTCCCTAAAGTTCCATAAGATGTGTCAGGTCCTTTTCTTACATTTACTGAACCCGTAATTTTAATATATTTTTTAAAATTATTTTCTTCAGGTTTTACTTCAGGCGAAGGAATAGGAGTTATTGAACCTGGATTCCAATTATTTTTTACTGCTGAACCGCATGTTACATTCGCTGCGGCATGATGGCTTTCATATAGTAATATGTCGCCTGGTAATAAATACTTTCCAGAAGTAAGATATTTAGAATCAGTTAAAGCTTGGAATCCCGCTTTAGTAAATTGTGCGCGCATATTACGGCTTGAACAAATTGGAACTTCTTGTAGTGCTTTAATGCCGCAAATATAACCGGCTGCGCGCACATTAGCACTTACACCCGCAGTACAATCTTCTTCACATGCGGTAGTAATTGCACTTGGATTGTAATTTGCTTTTTGCAATTGTGTCCAATATGTTGTGCGTTGATTTTGATCATACCCTATTTTATTATTAAGGGCCGCCGCAATACTAAGCTCCGCAATTGTCAATGCAACTTTTTGATTGGGATAGCGTAATACAACCGTCCAAGGACGGTTATACCAAGATTTTAATTCCCATTCATGTCCTGTTTGATCACCTGCTGTACCGCCAGTATATTTTTTATTTTCGTCAGAACCACTATTACTTATATAATGGGTTCCAGTAGAAAAAATATATTTATTAAAATCTATTGCCATATTACCACTTCCTTTAGCAAATTGATTATAAAAATCTTGTCCATAAGATTGACGTTTAAATTTTGCAGTATCACTCTGATCTGAAGCTTTTTCATATTTAGTTAATACTACATTGGATGCTTCTTCAATAGAAGTTGTTGTTTTTAATGTATTTAAAACAGAAGAATATTCTTGTAGTTCTTTCCAAAGAAAATCTAATTGTAAATTTAAATCTCCAATAGAAGCATCATTAGCTTTAGCTAAATTATATAATTTTTCTTTTCTATTCCAATAAGTCCATTGCGCTAAACCATAACCCGCAGAATCGTGTATAAAGTTATCATAAGTACCATTATCTATTGCTTTAGTATATGAATCATTAGTATGATTTAATTTTTTTGCATAAGAACTTTGCAAACATTTAGGATTTAATTTACTTTCTATATATAAGTTTCCCATTAAACCTGCTACGCCATAGGAATTATTTATACGCGCCATTAAATAATTATATATCTTTTCTTCGTACATATTCCCTCACTATAAAAAATATGGGAGAAGTTTCCTTCTCCCATTATTTTTTGCATTTTAAATAACTTCAGTAGAAGAACCGCAATTAAATACAAGAACGTCGCCGGAAGTTTGAATTAAATCATTTACATTACCGGTCTTAGCAATTGCGGCAAGTTTTACTTCAGAAGTCTTAGAAATAACACCGTTAGCTTCAGTAACACCAGTTAGTACGCTATATTCATTGCCATCAGCGGCAGTAGCAATAGCGCTACCAGATAAACTAGCAATAGTATCATGTACATGATCATAAACTTCATCTGCGGTTACTAGACCATTATCACCGTCAGCAACACCATTTTCCGCCAAGTCTTCATATGCCGCCTCACCTAAACCATGAATATTAACTGTTTGTGCAGTACCACCGGCAGGAGTTACGGTAAAGGCGCCATCAGTATTACCTTCAGCAAAAGTATAAGTAGTAGCTTCGCCTGTGCCAACGCTTACAACGTGACCAAATTCATCAAAAGCGATAGCATTAATGAAAGTACCTGTTGCCGCAGTAACATTATTAGAAGTACCTGCTCCATTAGATATTCCGTGAGAGATTGTACGATTTTGTTCTAGACTGCCGCCGCCAGTTAAACCGCTACCAGCACTAACAGTAACAGTCTTTAGTGCATAAGAACCTTCATCGCCAAATAGAGACCAAGTAGTACCGTCAAATACATATTCTTTACTAGTATTTTCAAGTAAGACTACGTCACCACTTTCATAAATACCAGTAGCAGGCGGAATAGCGGCTACAGTACCTTTAAAGTGCATTGCGCCAGTTAAGCCTGCAGTCTTTTCATCTACATATCCAACCACAGCTGCTACGGTAGGTAAATCAGTGCTATTGCCATTATAATTAGCTTCATTACTATCATCTTCAATTGCAGTTACAACATCTTTTGCGGCAGCGTCACCAGCATCAGAAATTTGACTTAGAGTAATTTCAATATCTTGGAAAGTAGCTGCAATAACGCCATCAACTTCTGTTAGAGTTGCAATAGTTTTTCCAGCGCCCATTCCAGTAGCAGTATAATCTAGAGCATTAACTGCGTCGTTAACTGTGCTTTGAGTAGCAACCTTATTGGAAGAAGCATTATAAGTCCCTTCAAATTCTAGATTATCTTGCTTTGCTTCTAGAATATCAACTAAATCAATAGTGCTAACTGTAGCATATGCGCTATCTTGTGCATTTGCGGCTTTCTTCTGTAGATACCACTTATCAGCACTTTCATCTTTAGTTACGCGATATACGTCAGCTGCTGCGTTGGCTTCTTCCAAAGCAACCATACGAGATTCAACAGTTTTTCCATCGCCAGTTACTAATTCAGCTGCAATTTCAGTAGAATTATAAGAAGGCTTGGTTGCTGCTTTAGCCCATGCTTGTACGTCTCCAGCAATTGCTTGAATCCAACCTAGTTGAGCAAATGTTTTAGAACCATCTCCAACTTTAAAACCAATAGCTGGTGGAGTTAAACCAGAGTTAGAAGCTTCTGTAGGAATCTGTGCAATAGCAATTTCGCCCTGCTTTAATACTAAAGAACTAGACATCCAATTTGCTAAAGTATCATACTTTAATTGAATACGAGTATTTAAAATTTTTTCTGCCATAATAACGTCCTCCTATTAATTTGAGTTTCCTGCGGAAAAAGTTAATTCTTCTCCATCAGGCACATATAAATTAGATATAGAAACTCTGTTTAAAGACATTTTCCCGTTTTCATCAACTGAAATGGAATTGTCATCACCTGAACTTAATACCATTCCTAATGTTGAATCTGAAGCAGGTAGCCCTTCTGAATATTCTCCAATGGAAACTCCAGAGTCAATTAAATTGCCATTTTCATCGAATATTGGTATGTTGTTTTTTGCAAAGACTTCGGGCTTTTGAATAATTAAAGCACCCTCTATCTTATTGCTTAATGTAGCAAATTGAGCAGGAGTTACATTTAAATATGGTAAATTAGTATAAACCGTTTTACCGTCGCCTACTTTTAATAATCCAGTATCAAGCTCAACACCTAATTCCCCTTTAATAAGAGTAGGATTTGTATTTGCCCAGTCCGCCGCATTACCATGTTTGAGAACCAAAGAAGCTTTTACAGTGGGAGCAGATAAAACATTATTAATATTAGGTTGAAATAAATCACTCATTTATATCTCCTCCCTTTATAATAAGATTTTCGATTGGCATAGCTCTTATTGGAATATATAAATATGTTATTTCTTCTGTACTATCTTCTGTAATAAATGCACCTATTGCGTTTATAAGTTCATTATTAACTTTTTGATTAGTAGTCATAAAATAATATACAATCCCATTATTCTTATCAAGGTATAATTTATTCTCTTCTCCGATGGAAGGAAAATTATCTGCTGTATCCACTATAACAGTTCCCTCAGAGAATCTTGTCCAAAAAGCTTCTTCTGTATTATTGTATCCGTACTTTTGAGCAATTTTATAAATTTTTTCTGATAAAGCATTTAATTCTAGATTTTCCCAAGGATAAACTGTTCTAATGCTAGAGAAGGGAATTGTTTCATTATTTGTATTAATTAATAAATCTCGCGTTTTCCATCTATTATTCATTTCTAATGCCACCTCTGTTATTTCACATATAGGTAATTTAAAAGCAGAATAATATGAATGAACTTCAGCGGCTCCAATTAATTCTCCTTCTTCATTATATTCTGGTGAGCGATAGATCGAAATATCCCAATTATATTTTTTAGGTTCTAAATTTATTGTATCTTCAGATTTAAATGGTATTGTTAAATATTTTTCTGTCGCCGCAATAATTTTCATAACTACAGTTTTATGAGTTAAAGGATCAAAAATTCCAAATACGGCGATATCGCCTTCAGATACATTACCAAGAGTAGGAATTGAAAAAGAGCCGGTATCGCCGCGTGGAATTATTAAACGACGTCGTATTAATCTAATCATTAATAATAATGCTTATAATGTCTCATTGGAGCATCATAATATCTATAATCATGATAGATATATTCATAATCTTCATCTTCGTCTAAATTATAATTAGCATAATTACCTGAACCGCGACGACGATATTGATAATCCTTCATGTTTAATTCACGAATTTTATTTGCATATTTATCCTTTAACTGCTCCTGTTGTTGTAAAATATAATTCATATCATATCCAGAATTTTCTAATACCATTTTCTTTTCTTCTGCTTGTTCAATTTCTTTTTCAACATGGTCAATTAAATAATCAAGTTTTCTTACTGCATCACGAGCATTGGCTTGTTCTAAACGTTGACTCATATTTTCAAGAAATTGTTTCGTATCTTTTTCATATTCTATCCATTTTGCAAAACCGTCACGTACAGCATTACGTTTTGTTGCGGCATCAACATCATAACGTGTATGTGCATACCAGCTTTGTGGAATTATATTATTGGCATAATTATTATAATTTGGATTATAAGAACTATTTGGAGACATTGAATTATTATTATTGTTATTATTATTGTTATTAGCCATATTAGTTTGTCCATTATTATTCATATTAGACAAACCAACCATATTCATTGGCGGGACTAATTGATTATATTCTCGCATATATTCATGCTTAGCTTTACGATAAGTTAATAATTCGCAAAGCATTTGATATTCATGACATTTTTGATAACCAGGTAAATTTAAAAAACCATAATAATCTGCAAGTTGTTCATGCATCTCTACTCCCTGTTTCATTCTATTAATTAATTCCGAGTAGAGCATTTGTAAGTCTTGAGAAGCTTGTGCCATAACTTATTCCTCCTTAATCAACATAATTTAGATACAATTACGTTATAATGAGAATCAGTTGTTCCAACTTCACTTGGATTGATTAATTGTACGGTTGTGGCAGAAGAAGTACAGTTGCAAGGACAATCTGTTTGTTGTACAACTACAATACATTGAGTAGCAACAGAAGATAAACTACCTACCGCACCAGTAGTTTCATTAATTGCGTCTAAACGAGGTACACCATTTACTGCAAACTGGATGCCAAAGTTACCTGCGGCCGCGACTTCGCCATAAGCGTCGGCTTTAACTAAATAAACGCCACGTTGATTTAAAGAAATAGTAGCTGGAGCAAGATGAGTTGCACTAGAACCTTTAGCATAAGTGATATTATTTAAAGGAATAGCCGCGCCTGCAGCAACTGAAATACCGTCACTATATAATTGTAACATAATTAATTCCTCCTTATATAAAGAAAAAGGCACATGTATAAACATGTGCCTTTTTAATAATTATATATATTAAACTAGGCACACTGAATGTGCTCGACGTTTAAATTACATATTCATGCCGTTATTATAGCATCCGCAGCCATTGTTGCCGCAGAAAGGACTAGTACCGGCATTGTATGTCCAACCATTTGGATAACGAACTACTCCTTGTAGAGCATTTTGTAGCTGTAGTGCATCAATTTGATTCTGCATATCAGCCATACGATTACCAGTAATAGCATCAATAATCTTTTGTACGCCGGCATTGGTAGTCTGGTTAATGGCAGCAGTATTCATAGCGTTCTCATAACGAGTCTGTGCGATACCAGCGTTTACGCCATTGAAACCGTCCATCAAAGCCATCTTAGTACTACAACAGCAGTCATTTTGATTAGCCATTAACTGCATTTGGTTATTACGCACGTCACCAATCTGTGCAATAATTGCAGCCTGAATATCCTTAGCTACATTAATGTTATCATACTTAGCTTGATTAGTAGCAGCAACACTTTGAGCAGTACCAGCATTAACTGCTGCTAGAATATCACGTTGATTGGCCATTTGATTCTGATTATCAAAACCACGTTGTACTTCACTAGAAGTAGCTAGATTTTCATAACCAATAGCATTAGCAAAACTATTGTTATTACCGCCCCAGCCACCATTGCCCCAACCACCCATTAGAGCAAGAATAGCAAATAACCAAATCATGCCGCCCCAGCCATTTCCACCGAAGCCGTCATTGTTATTGCCCGCAAGTAGAGCAACATCAGATGCAGTTAAACCATTATCATTATTCATATTGGTTTACCTCCTTTATTTTAATATATATAAAAAAGAGCTTATTTTAATAAGCTCTTTCTTGTCATATTATATTTGTAGCTCATTCAACACTATTTGTGGATCAATTCCTTTTTGTTGTGCTAAATTATAAAATGCTTGTTGAGGATTACCTCCCATAGATTTTATAAGATTAACAACTTGTGCAAATTGCGGATTATTCATAATCATTTGATTTAAAGCATATTGTGGATTTTGCGCCATTTTAACTTGATTCATTATTCCTTTAATTTGTTGCATCACTTGTGGATTCAACTGATTGTTCATTACGTTGGCGTTGTTTTTTAGATTGCTTATTTGAGATAATATTGGATTGTTCATTTAACCGTTCCTCCAATTGCGCTACGCGCGCTGCAAGATTATTTAAGTCAATTTGCGGTGGTTGTTGATGTACAACTATATCGAATGGAGTTGGAGTAAGTAAACCGGAGCCATCGGTTTGAACGAGCCAAACAATTGGCGCGGTTTCGTCTAAGAGTAAGGTTGCGCTATTAGGAGCCATTTTGAAATTTTTCGCGCCTGCTTCTCCATTGACTTTTATCAATTCATAACGAGGCGCCATTTGAGCCATATATGGATTATTAAGGCCCATTCTATTCTGATTCATTGTATCAATCATTGGATTATTAGGCATGAAGCTACCCATGTTATTCCAACCATTCATAGCTTACACCTCCAAATATTTTCGTCCGCAACATGGACAATAAGTACAAATACGCATATTATTTGCCGCGTCAAGAAAAAATAATTCTTTTTCCTTATTTTTTCTTTTATCCCAACAAAAACCACATCCATACTCAGGTATGTTTTCTTGTTCTTGTTTATTTAAATCATTTAAATAATCGTTTTCGCTACTATATTTCATAAACTTCTCCTATATAAAATTTTAAGACAAACGTCCTTCGGAAAAAATGTATTTAATTAAATAAATTTTTGCGTTATTTTTTACCGATGGAAGAAAAAAGAATAATATCTTTCAACATTTAACACAACTTTGATAGAGAATTGTATTTGTCTTAACAAATATATTCAATCTAAATATAGGAGGAAAAACAATGAACGGAAACCGATTATATAGAGAGCCTAATGATTGGCAAACCGGTGATGTAATAACTAAAGTTAAGATGTCAAAAATTGAAACAGCAATAGTAGCAATCGCACAAGAAATTATTACTGCTGCTGGTACTGGCAATGACAGTCAAGAAATTACTCTTAACGAACGTTTAGATTTAATGCGTGAAAATTTCACTAATGATATTCAGAATATTACTATTGATCCAGACGACTTAGCATTAGAGCAAGACGCTGATGGATTAGTTTACGTTACATTTCGCGGTGCCCGTAGCTCAGTAGGTATTCCACTTGCTGGAGGCTCAGGTGGTGGCGGAGGCGGCTCTATAAGCAATGCCGTTATGTCTATGACCAATACTACAGGTTGGATGTCTAAGACTTTGCCGCAAAATGATAATGGTACTTGTGAAGTATCTTTTACATGGAGTAGCTTAGAAGATGGCATTTCTACAGGTGCTGGTGCATTAAATATAGTTGTTAATGATGTTGTAAAATCAATACAAAATGTAGAACAAGGAAATAGAACAATTGATCTATATCCTTATTTGTCTCTTGGCACAAATAATGTAGTTTTACGTCTTAATGACGTTTATGGCACATTAAAAATTCTTCGTTTCACTATCACAATAGCACAAATGAAGATTAGCTCTTCATTTAATACTTCTGTACCTTTTGAAGACGATTTTACTTTTACATATATACCTGTTGGTAGTTCTTCTAAAACCGTACACTTTGTTATTGATGGAGTAGAAGTTGCAACTGCAAAAACAACCGCAAATGATATGCAGCAACAGCAATTAATTCCAGCACAATCACACGGAGCGCATACCTTAGAGGTATGGTTTAGTTCCATGTTAAATGGCGCCTCTGTTGATAGTAACCATTTATTCTATGAATTTATTTCACTAGAAGCAGGTAATAATAATCCAATTATTGCAAGTTCTTTCAATGTAACTACAGTAAAACAATACGCAAGTGTTGTTATTCCTTATCGTGTATATGCTCCTAATTCTACAACTGCTGAAGTTGAAATTTATATTAATGGAACACTTAATACTACAACTACAGCGGATAGAACTGAACAAAATTTTACCTTCCGTGCATCTGAAGCAGGAACGACTACAATTGAAATTCGTTCAGGTATCGCAACTCCTAAATCTTTTACTCTAACAGTAACTGCTTCTGATATTACAATTGAAGCTGTGACTGACGGACTTGAATTATATCTGAATGCAGAAGGTAGAAGCAATGGTGAAGCAAATCGTGATAAATGGGTTTATAATAATATTACCGCAACATTAACTGGTTTTAATTGGCGTGTTAATGGTTGGGTAACAGATAGTGATGGGATTCCAGTATTACGTGTTTCTGACGACGCACGAGTAACTATTCCATTTAAATTATTTAGCAGTCCAATGTATACAACAGGTAAAACAGTTGAAATTGAATTTGCTACACGAGAAGTTTCTGACTATTCCGCTGAAGTAGTTAAATGCTGGCATCAATATACAACCACAGTTGAAGTTGATGATGAAGAGAATCCAGGACAGACAAAACAAGTAGAAATTATTAATTCAGACGGTTTAAAAATTACTCCTCAACAAGTAATATTTAAGAGTTATACCGACTCTATTGATACAGTTTATAAAGATAATGAACATATTCGTCTATCTATTACCATTGGAGAACAAGGCGAATTGAGTGATAGCCGCTTAATGCTAGTTTATATTAATGGTATCATGTCTAAAGCTGAACAATATACTAGCGGCGCAAGTTTCGCACAGCTTGTTCCTTCTGATATAATTATTGGTTCTAATGATTGCGGTATTGATATTTATAATATTCGCGTGTATAATCATGACCTAAATCGTAGACAAATATTAAATAACTGGATTGCGGATACACAATTAGGCACGCTACTTACTGATCGTTATACACGTAATGATATATACGATCCAAATAGCGGAGTTATTACAACAGAAACAATTCCGAATGATTTACCTTATTTTATCCTAAATGCCGCAGAACTACCGCAATATAAAGGAGATAAAAAAGTTATTATTGGTTCTTATATCGATCCAACTGATAGCTCTAAGTCCTTTACATTTGAAAACTGTCAAATTAATGTACAAGGTACTTCTTCTGCGCCATATTTTAGGAAAAACTATGATATGAAATTTAATGGAGGCTTTGTTACCTCTACTGGTACTATTGATAATTATGCTTTACGTACTGGGTCTATACCATTTAATAGATTCGTAATAAAGGCTGACGTTGCCTCTTCTGAATCTACGAACAATACAGGATTAGTTATGTTCTATAATGATACCTGTCCCTATAAAACTCCTGAAATGCGCACTAATAGCAAAGTACGTTGGGGTATTGAAGGCGTTCCGATCGCGGTTTTCTGGTATGATAATGTAAATAATACAACTCAATTTATGGGTAAATATAACTTTAACTTACCTAAACGCGCGCCCGCACCTTATGGATACAATGCAGACGACACTCTCGAATCTTGGGAAGTTGAGCGTAACAATAGCGCAAACGTTAAATTCCAGGACAATGATTTTACGACTACAGCTGTTAATAAAGATGGAGACACTTATCCTGCATGGTATGATGATTTTGAAGCACGCTTCCCATCTGATTCATGGCGTGACATTACAAAATTAAATGCTTTCTTAACCTTTATTAAGAGTACAGATCGCGCAAACGCTACTAATAATAATTTGCCTGCGAATGTAACTTATACGTTTGATTCTACACGTACAATCGCCGATTACAGTTCTGATATGTCTTATACTGTAGAAACTGAAACGTTAGCGGGTGGCGCGGTTCGATATAATATCACATTCACAAAAGATACTCCTGCATATCGTTTAAGTAAATTTAGAGCTGAATTTCCTGATTATGCAGAAATTGATTCATTTGTATTCTATTATCTGTTTACAGAAATGTTTACAATGATTGACTCCCGTGCAAAGAATATGTTCTTTGGATTTAATGGTGATACTAGTTCTACTGTATTAGAGAGAAAAGCTACCGCACAACCATATGATATGGATACTGCAATTGGTACTAATAACTCTGGTCGTCTAATGTTTACTTATTCTCTAGAAGATACAGATACCGTTTCAGGCTTAATTGCGGGCGAAAATACTAATACCGATGCGCCAGTTTATAATGCACAAGATTCCGTATTATGGATGAATGTTCGTGACGCTTTCCGCTCAAATATTAGCGCTATGTATGCAAGTTTACGTACTGGTGCTGAAGTTTGGTCTTATAATAAACTAGAAACTAGATATGAGAACCACCAAGCTAAATGGCCAGAAGCTATGTTCAATGAAGACGCATGGACTAAGTATATTTATCCATTGCTATATGCAGTTACTAAAGATGATGATGGTAACTTAATTAAAACTAAAGAATATCTACCAATGCTACAAGGTAGTAAGGCAGAACAGCGCAAATGGTGGCTATATAATAGATTCCGCTATATGGATAGTAAATTCGCAACTGGTGACGCGATTAAAAATCAAATTACCATGCGTGTATTCCATGAAGGCACATTATCTATTACTCCCGCTATTGATATGTACACTGCTGTACGTTGGGGCGCGGGTACAACAGCTGTAACACAACGTACATACGCTAATGAAACCGCCACATTCACTTATGTTCCTGGCACAGGTGTACAAGAAATGGAAACATTGATTGATTCCGGTGATATGATTACTGACCTTGGCGATTTATCTGGTTTATATCCAAATGAATTAAAATTTAGTAAAGCTACTAAATTAAAGAATCTAAAGATTGGTAGTTCTGCCGCAGGTTATTCCAACCCCAATTTAAAAGAACTTGATGTACAGAACTCTGCTTTACTAGAAACAATTGACTGCCGCAATTGTCCGAATCTTACTTCAAATATTTACCTTGAAGGTTCTCCACGTCTAAAGGAAGCCTATTTTGAAGGTACTAGTATTACTGGCGTTGATTTAGTTGACGGCGGTGCGATTGAAACTTTACACTTACCAAATACAGTTAATAATTTAACTTTACTTAATTTAGATAAATTAACTGACTTGGTAATACCTTCTTATGCAGGTATTACAGATTTAATGCTTTCAAATATTTCAAATAGCATTATTAATCCTGTTACTGTATTAGCGGCAATGCCTACGGGTGCTCGTGTTAATATTCAAGGTTTAAATCTTGAGATGAATAACGCAGCCGCGATTGAATCTTTCTTAACTCAATTAGATCGTATGAAAGGTAGGAGTCGTGATAAGAGCGCAAGTGGTGCATGGATTTATCATGAATATGATACTGCGCAGAATACTATATCAGGTAGAATTCATACTGCCTCATTAACTGGCGCGCAAGTTGCTGATTATACTGCGCGTTATCCTTACATTGAATTTGATGCGGATACTGTGACTAGTGAATTGAAGTATTACTCTTACGATGGTGAAACCTTATTGCATACTGAATATGTTGCTAAGAATGGTAACGGTACATGGAATGGTGCACCAACTCGTGAAACAACTGCACAATATACTTATACATTTACTGGTTGGTCTACAACCATGAATACCAATATTGTCGATCCTAATTCTACTAAAAATATTACAGGTAATAGAAATGTATATGCAGTTTATACGGCTACTACACGTACCTATACTGTTACTTGGAAGAATACTAATGGGACTACATTAGAAACAGATACCGGAGTACCATATGGTACTACCCCAACTTACAATGGCTCTACTCCTACTTATAATGGACAAAGTTATACTGGTTGGGAACCTTCGGTCACCACGGTTACAGGCAATGCTACTTATACTGCAACTTACTTACCAATGTATACTGTATATTGGGAGAATAGTAATGGTACGGTATTAGAGACTGATAACTATGTTATCCAAGGACATACTACTTCTTATAATGGAGCAACTCCTGTCCATCCAACTGACTCTGAAAGCTTTAGATTTAATGGTTGGAATCCTGACGCTAGTACTACACCGGTTACAAGTGATATGCATTGTCGCGCGATGTATGTTGATTTAAGATCGCCGATAGTTAAGTATCTTAATAGAACTATGACTGAATATGAAAGTAATACTGCTACAACAGTTGGTACTTACAGTTTCTATAACTTTACTACTTTAACTAGTGTAGAAACTAGTGCAACTTCTATTGAAAGTAATGCATTCCAAGGTTGTACAAATATAACTAGTGTTGATTTAACTTCTACTAACGCAGTAACTATTGCTGCGAATGCATTTAGTGGATGTACTAAGATGACTGAACTATTTGTACGTAGTAATACTATTTCTACTTTGAGTGCAACTAGTGCATTACCATCTGCATTTAGTGGTACTAACAGTGGTGTTATTTATGTTAAAGATAGTTTAGTAGATAGTTATAAATCTGCTTCTAATTGGAGTACTTTCGCAGCGCATATTGTTGGTATTAGTGAGTATCCAAAAGTATTAGACTTCTCTACTGTAAGCGATACTTGGGCACAAATTATAGCGGCCAGTGCTGATGGTAGCTATGATTCTAAGTATAATGTTGGAGATACTAAATTGCTAGTTGATAGTGATGGTAATAAAATCTATATGGAACTCGTTGCCAAAAATACTGATCAATTAAGCGATGATAGTGGAACTGCACACATGACTTGGATGACGAAAGATATTCCATTCAAGAGACAAATGAATAGTGGTAGTACAAATGCTAATGGCTGGACTGCAACTGCAATGCGAACTTATTTAGTTGATACTTATATGCCAAAATTAACTGATGTTGCTTCTGCAATGAAAGAAGTTAAGAAAACTTGGTATAACTACACTACTAAAGATACACAAACTTCTAATGATAAGATTTGGATACCTTCTACTTATGAAATGTTTACTGAATCTGGAAGCACATCTGTTGTAGAAGATAGTGGAGTTAAGTATACTAAATTTAATAGTAATAATAATCGTATTAAAAAATATAATGGTAGTAATGATTATTATTGGCTTCGCTCTGCTGGCACCAGCGGTAGTGGCTATTTCTACAGTGTGTCCGGCGATGGCTATCGCAGCTACTGCTATGCCGGCGTCTCGTGTGGGGTTGCCTTCGGCTTTTGCATTTAAAAAATTAATAACTCAATATAAATTTTATATTATACTCCTATACTTCTTATTTTATATAGGAAGTATAGGCTATTTAAAGGAGGTAAAATATGAGTAATACTCGTGAAACTTTGGGTGAACAAGCAACACTTGACGGTTTAATTGCTCATACCCTAACTACTTTAGAAGAAGATGGAGTAACTTCTTTAGGTCAATATGCTTTATATAAAAATACTGGCTTAACAAGCGTTAAATTCCCTTCTTTAACTACAATTAATTCAAGTGCTTTTCAAGATTGCTCTAATTTAACTACTGTTGATATTGGAGCAAAGTGTACAATTAATGCTGCTTTTAGTGGTTGTAGTAAAATGGATGCATTAATTTTACGTAATGCTAGTGCTGTTAGTACATTAAATAGTTCAAGTGCCTTATCCGGTACTAAAATTGCTACTGGATTTGGCGGAGTTTATGTACCAAATACATTGTTATCTAATTACAAGTCAGCTTCTAACTGGAGTACAATGGCTAGTAATATATATCCAATAGATGATTATCCCAGAACAAGTTTTGATACAATAAGTGATTCTTGGGCTACAATTATTGCTAATTGTGCTGCTGGTACTACTGATGATTATAATATTGGAGACACAAAGCAATTAACTATTAATGGAGTTGATTTCTTTGTTGAAATAGTAGCAAAAAATACTGACATATTAGCTTCAGATGAAACTAAAACTGCAGCATTAACTTGGCTATGCAAGGATATTCCATTTAAACATAGAATGAATCCCTCTAATAACGCTAATGGTTGGGTTGCAAGTGAAATGCGTTCTTGGTTACGTAGTGATATATTAACCGCATTACCTTCAGATTTACAAAGCGGAATTAAGGAAGTAAAGAAAACATGGTATGATTATACTACTACAAGCACTTTATCTTCTTCCGATACAATTTGGATTCCTTCTACTTATGAAATGTTTTCTGATACAAGTAATAGTGTAGTTGAGGGAAGTGGAGTACAGTATACTAAATTTAATAATAATGCTAATCGTATTAAAAAATATAATGGTAGTAATGATTATTATTGGCTTCGCTCTGCTAACACCAGCGGTAGTGACTATTTCTACAATGTGAGCACCAGTGGCATTCGCGGCAACTACGGTGCCAACTACTCGAATGGGGTTGCCTTCGGCTTTTGCACCTAAATTTTTATATAACTTTTCATAAATGAGGTATATAAAATATGTCTGTAATACGCAGTGAACGTAATGAAGCATCTTCATTAATTATTTTTAATGCTATTAATATATATGACTATGCAAAATTACATTTACGAAATATCGAAAAAAAATTTAATAATGAAAAAGCAAGTATCATTGAATCTTGTGATAAATTAATTGAAAAAACTTTATTAGCTTATAAAATTGAAATTTCTAATGAGCATGAATATCAACTCGTAAAAGATTGTCTAGTAGAAATGGCTTGTTGGTTAGAGAAAATGGATATTATGCTAACAATCATTAGAAATGATAATGGAATTGAAGATAGAATATTAATACCTTGGGAGGTTTTAATTGATAAAGAATTAGAACTTATTAAGAAAAAACATACTCAAAGTGATAATATTTTAAATAAACTTTTAAATAATTAAAAGTTTAATATATAGGTTATATTCTACCCCCTTCGCTCTGCTAACACCAGCAATAGTAACAATTTCTACAATGTGAACAACAATGGCAATCGCAACAACAACAATGCCAACAACTCGAATGGGGTTGCCTTCGGATCTTCTCTATAAGTCAGTAAATGCTCAATTGTGAACCCAGTAATGACAGTAGCAATTTGGCATTAAAAACTATTTAGTTAATTATTTATTAACTAAATACCTATAATAAATAGCAAATAGAGATGAGGAGAATATAACCGTCGCATTAGCGTAAATATATGGCATGATGAATCTGGGAGGACGCTTCTTGCATGGTAAATAAGAGATAGTACTTATTTATTTCATTCCCATTGATCTACGCGCCTAGTCATACTATCAACGTCCGGCGTACATGGCTGCAAACTCGACTAATAAAAGGAGTTGATTGACGTGACTAGTGCAGAAAGGCATGAAGCACGTTATCAAAGACGAAAAGCCGCGAGACAAGCTAAAAAAACAGCTTTTTCGCGGCCTTATGATGATTTTAATGAAGTGTTTACATATAAAAATTTATATAAAGGATATAAATTATGTTCCAGAAATGTGAAATGGAAAGCAAGTATACAAAGATTTTTAATGCTTTCAAGTTTAAATACTTATAGAACTTATCAAAGATTACATGCAGGAATATTTAAACATGATCCTTTTTATGAATTTGATTTATTAGAGCGTGGAAAATTACGACATATACGTAGTGTAAGTGTAAGAGAGCGTGGCGTACAACGTTGTATTTGTGATAATTGTCTAGTACCCACCATTTCACGCTCTTTTATATATGACAATGGCGCTTCATTAAAATATAAAGGATATACATTTTCTACCTTACGTACAGAAGTACATTTGCATAAATTTTTTAATCATTATAAAACTACAGACGGATATATATTATTATTTGACTTTAAAAAATTTTTTGATAATGTACCTCATAATATATGTTATGATATTATTGATAATGTAATAACTGATGAACGTTTACGTAATACTTCAAAAGATTTTGTAGATGCTTTTGGAAAAATAGGTTTAGGTTTAGGGAGTCAAATAAGTCAAATACTCGCATTGGCTTCTGCAAATAAACTAGATCATTTTATAAAAGAAAAATTACACATTAAATATTATGGTAGATATATGGATGATGGATATTTAATTCATCCGAGTAAACAATATTTAAAATATTGTTTACAAGAAATAAAAAAATTATGCGATGAATTAGGTATTAAATTAAATGTAAAGAAAACTATAATAGTAAAAATTTCACATGGCTTCACTTTTCTTAAAACTCGTTTTTACTTAATACCTACTGGAAAAGTAATTAAAAAAATATATAAAAAATCTATTGTTAAAGAACGTCGCAAGTTAAAAAAATTACGACGAAAATTTGATAATGGTATATTAACTTTAGATGATATTTACCAATCATTTCAATCTTGGCGCGCATATGCTTATACGTTTGACGCCTACAATACAATTAAAAATATGGAACAATTATATCTTCAATTATTTGAGGAAATAGGAGGGCATCCAATATGATTAAAACTGAATTTTATATAACTCGTTATGATGGTGTAGACCTATATCGTACTTATTCTGACGAAGGATTTTATATTACTCGTAATAATGAAATTTACGAAGAAGCAATAGATCCTGAAGGAACTAATCGTATTTATACAGAGCTTCGTATGAATGATAAAATTCCTGGCTGGCGCTCGCCTGACGAGATTGCGGCAGACGAGGAAGAAGATAAATAAAAAAAAGAGGACGCTTATGCATCCTCTTTATTTTTTTCTCCAACCAATTCTCGAATGCGATTATGTCGTCTTTCTTGATTTACCTCAAGCTTATCTCCGATTACATTAAGTAAATCAACTGTTTCATTTAGCCAATTATCTATTGTATTAAAGAAGGTATTCGCGCGCTTAAAGAAAGATTTATTTAGCTTATCCTTCATGCGCGAAAATGCAATAAGTCGTCCTGTTTTTTCATCCCATTCATCATCAGGGCCGCAAATTGCTACACCAATAAATCTATTAGGCATAATCATTTTTTCATACAAAGATTTAGCCCAAGAAGGACCACGATAAAAAAATGGATTTATTTTACAATTATCAATAATAAAATTAACAAAGTCGCGACGACATCCTTCATAAATACATACTACTGTTTTCTTCTCTTCATTAACAACAAACCGACAATCACTAGGTTTCACATTAAATTTCATTTTCAATCTCCTTTATTTTAACTTATTCAATTACCTCAATCTGACAAGACCTCATTACTGCGCAAGCATTAGCATGGTCTACTGGATTTAAACCTGCACTAGCATATGCGGCGAACTTAACAGGTAACTCAGGATATAAACTCTTAATAACAATCGCATTAGAGATAACACAAATACTACTGACTACGCCGCATAGAATAACTTCATCATACTTGTCAAGTTCTTTACCATCCCAATTATTATATGCAAAAGCGTCCTTTCTTAAATGATATACATTATCTACTTCCGTAAGCTTCAAATCTACGCCATCAATAATACGCCAACCCCAGCTACCATATCTACAATGGTCGATAAGTAGTTTTTGTCCTTCTTGTGTTTTTAGATAATCAAAATCATGTGTATCTTGCGTAAAATAAATAGCTTCGCCGCTATTTCTAAATTCTTCAATAAGCTTAATCACCGCCGGAACACATTCTTGCGCCTCCTTAGTAGTAAGCGCGCCATCAGGATGACAAAAGTCATTTTGCATATCAATTACAATAAGTGCACGATTCATTTTATTTCCTCCTTATATAAATATAATATCATAATTTTTATTTAAAGTCAAAAAAATAAAGAGTAGGAATCTACTCAAATTGCGCACAAAAATCTGCAAACTTGTTTTTCTTATATGTCAAAGATTCTAATCTATAAGTGCATGGACTGTCTCTATCTGCATCATGTCCCTCAAGAAAATACCAATCTTCTCCTTCATATTCTCCCATGATATTAGGTGAATTTATATACCAAGTATCACAACCTGAAGTTTTTGCGGCAGAATAGTATGCTTTTAAAAGATTATAAGTTTCTAAAGAATTAGGTTTCGCCGCGATAATGTAATCATACTTATCGCTCTTATAAGGAATACCACTTTTTGCTATTTCAATGCCAATCTTTTGATATTTAAACATATTACCACCAACAAGCATTAATAATTATAGCCCATAATCGCGCAGCTTCGGCAATATTATCGCATGATTCATCATACCTTGAAACATTATCTGCTGTATTAAAATATTCTCTTAATAAAGAGAGAATACGATCGATAATCTCACCTTGAGTTAAAATTTTATCATTAACTTTAAATTCATGATAATTTAAATCAACAGTATTTATTTCTTTATACATTTTTAATCGCTCGTAAAGCCAGCAAGCAAAAGCATGATCTAACGACCAAGTTTCACGCTCATCAAATCCATATTCCTCTCTTTCGCGCGCCCATTCTTCTTGTCGCGCGTCATCTGGATTCCACATATCATGACGATCGGTATAGCCTATATCATCTAAATATTTTCTATTCATAAGTTACCTCTTCATACGTCTCCTCAAAAATATCATTTAAATTAAAAATTTAGTTGTTTCTAATAACAAATCTTGCAAACATAAAGTGTTAAATTTTGTATATGGAATCCTTATTAAAGGTATATTATTTTTAATACAATAGTTGTCTTTAATGAAATCTCTTCTCTGAATATTTTCCACTTTTTCCCATTGATTATCTTTATAATGCTGGCGGCCATCGTATTCTATTAAATATTTATTATCAATATAAAAATCAAAACGTAATAATCCTTTATCTTTACAATCCTTAAAAGTCTTTTGACATTCAAAAGGAATATTGTTTTCTATTAATATCATTTTTATTTTATCTTCTCCACGACTAACACTACAACATCCACAAGATTGCGTACCACCACTTTGTAAATTTGCAGAATCAGCAACAAATTCTCTACCACAATCACAAATACAATTCCAATAACAAGCGGAACTTTTTATATTATTTTCTTTTTTATAAAGAAAATTTGGACTAATTGCGGTTACTTTTCCAAAACGCTGATTAGATATATCTTTTATTTGCTTTAAATTCTGTAGACAGCCACAACTATGAAAATTTTCTTTCTTTTTCAATTCGTATCCTTTTCTATAAACAATATTACCACAAACACATTGACATTTCCATTCAACTTGTTTTTTATCTCTTTTTCCTACATCACCTAATACAGTTAAAGCGTCAAAAACTTGTCCTGTTAAATCTATAATATTTTTACAATGAGTGCATTCTGTAATATTTCCTTTTCTTAAAGCACTTGAAGTATATGTTACAATTCTTCCGCAGTCACATTTACATTTCCAATAAACATAAGAACCTTTTAAATTTTTATTTTTTTCATATTCTAAATCTCTTTCTAATACTAAAATTTTTCCAAATCTTTGACCTGTAAAATCATATCTTAATTTACGAGTTTTTTTCTCCATTATCACCCACTTCCTCATAAGTCATTTTAAAAATATCTTCTCTTATCGGATAATATTCTGGTGGATTTGCTGGCCCGCGAACAATGTAGCATCCAGGAACCGCCGTCATATCTCCTTCAAGCGTATGAATAATAAGTTCCATTTTTCCATTTTTATCTACAAATATAACCTTACCTTCAGTGAAATCTAATATTTCTTGTCTATTATTTCCTGTATATTGAAGAGCTTCAATTGCAATTGGACGTTTTACATACTTTTTTACATTCATCATCTTTACACTCCTATATCATATATCTTTTTATGAAATTCAACTAATTCTACATTTTCTGTATATTTGCGCGGAAAATAATCTTCTATATTGTTATCTTTGGAGATAGTAATGTATAAATTACCTAATGAAGAAAGATAGGTATTTTGGTTAAGATTGGGCGCGCCAAGCGCTTCTGATTCTTCTCTATAATCAACTTGATAAGTATGTTCTGTGCCATCTTCATAAAGAATACGAATATGCGTTATATCATTATAATCCATAATGCGCCTTAACTTGGGTGCATAATTACTCCAAGAAGGTACCCACTCTCCTAATTTTTCCGCTTCACTATATATTTCAAGCGCAATTTCATTAGCAAAATCCTGTTCTACAATTGCATTATATGCAATTCGCGCAATTTCAGTTTTAATTTTACCTAAATAAACATACCCAAGTACATTAATACCTAAACGTAATCCTTCGCAATTTTCAAATTGAAGTTCAATAGCTTTAATTATTTTCATAGATTTCTCCATATTGTGTTTGATAACTAAATATTTTGTTACATTTCGTACAACGACAAACCGTTGTAGTAATGTTACCGTCAGGATTAATATTTATTCCGTTTTCGTAAATTGGAGGGTAATACATTGCAGTACATACACTATAACAATGTTCATAGCAGTTAATTGCGCCGCAATCAGGACATTTAACTTCTATCATAAATCATAACTACCTCCTAATCCTGCCATACTAAGGTGCCATCGACGTTCTTCCTCGTCATCAATATTAACGCATGCATTATAATTTGGTAATTCAATCCAAGGACACCAATCAGGAATAGAGAACTTCATCCACGAATCAGGAAACGGCATATCTTCCAACTCTTCATAGACACAAATCTCTTTATGTGCTGCCGCGCAAAATCTTGCAGCATATTTCTTATTATCTGCTGTACTAATAATATCACCCAATGTCCATAAGCATGGGCAATCTAAACACTTCTTAGGCTTATCTCTCTTTAATGCAATCATTACCTACCCTCCTTTATCTCTTTAGTAATATAAAGAGGTGTACTAGGTTCTTCTTTAATAGGAAAGACTTGCCATAGAGAAAGCGCAATGTGCGCGCAAATGCTAAAATAGCCAACTAATATAAGTGTGAAGAAAATATGTATACATTCAATAGTAAAATTCATAATTACTCCTTTAAATAATATAATTACTTGTTTCTAATAATAAATCTTTTATTATTAAATTTTTATAATGAGTATATGGTATTCTAATTAAAGGCAAATTATGATTAATAGCATAATTATTTTTAATGTTATCATATTCTTGTTGCTTTTTTAATCGCTCTTCTCCACCCCAACGTTTAATCGGCTTAAAATGTTGTTCTCCATCATATTCAATTAAATATAAAGGATTTTTATTTTCATCTATAATGATAAAATCATATCTCAAGTAATCATTATTTTGAGGATTTTTTAAATCTTTGAAATAATTGTCATTATAAATATACTTTATATTATTTTTATTTAATAATTCTTTAATCTTATCTTCGCCTTTAGAAATAAAGGCACATTGAGAGCAACTCCTAACCTTTCCACTCCGTAATTCAGTTCCTGGCTCTACGCAAATATTACCACAATCGCATAAACATTCCCAATAAATAACATGTCCGCTATTTTTAATTCCCCTTTGCTCTGCGTAATCATATACCGGTTTTAATACTAATAAGTGACCAAATTTTTGATTAGAAATATCTGTCATTTGCTTCTTGCGAGTTAATTCTTTTCTCTTACAACCACAAGACTGAATTTGATTACTTTTTAAAGCAGAACCTCTTACAGAAACTTCATTTCCACAAATGCATTTACATCTCCAATAAGCACCAGAATTTGGATTTAAATTGTTTCTTTTTTTATAATCTTTATCTTTTTCTATAACGGTCAAAAAATTAAAAGTTTGACCAACTAAATTGTCAGGTTTACCTTTCATAAAATCACCTACCTTATTTAAATTTTTCTTCTGCAAATCCTCTATCAGTAGTATAAAAAATTCGTTTTACACCCAAATCTCGCAAAAGACGATAACAAGATTTGCAACATCTACTGTTCGCGGGCCTACCATCTTTGTATTCTCTATAAAGATAAATATCTACTTTACTCCAATCTAATGAATCACCAAATTTCCAACGCAATCGCTGTACAAGTAGCGTCTCGCAATGGGATTTCGCAGGCAGATTAGGATTATGATAACGATAAACATTATACTTAGCTTGAAGCGGTGAAGTTTTATTAGTATTCCATGCTTCAGCAACAATAGAACCTTTTAAAACTGCCACTGCTCCAATAGCAGGAGAGGAAGTGTTTGCACCTTTATAGTCGGCTTTCTTAGAAGCTTCGCGCGCAAATTTAAAGAATCTCTCTTTCATAACTTCCACCCCTTATCTTTTATACATATATTATAACAAAAAATCAACCAGAAGTCAAATTACTTCTGGTTTTCTAAATTTCGCTTTTCTCTTTCCAAAGCCTTAATTAAATTTTCGTTCATCATTTCACTTCGTGCCTTCATTAAATTAATTCGATAATTAATTCGTGCAATTTGCGTTTCTTTTGAATAGAACATATATACCTCCTATATCCATAACATATTATGATATTTAGCTAAAGCCGCATAGGAATCCTGTAAAAGCTTATCACGTTCATCCCAAAGTTCCATTTCGCGCGCCCAGTACAATTCACGTATATTTTCTGCTTCTTCTCTGGTCATAGTTAGTGCAGTAGTAGTTAAATTAGGATGAGGATATAAAATATCCTGCGCTTTACGCCAATCTTTTTCATATTCATTGCGCCCTTTAGTCCAGTCATCTCCTTGCAAAGATTCAAATACATCTGCAAGTGAATTACACCAATTCTCCCATTTTTCTTTCATTTCAAACGGTTCAGTACTAGGATACATATCTGCGCAAGCTATGTCACGTAACATACCTGGAATGATATGAAGTAAAAACTCATCCATATCCATACTATCGTAATATGAATAACCTTTTGTTGCGCGCTGCCAAGCATATCTAATACGATTTTTTAATTCACGGAAAAAGCATAAAGGATGCCTAATGTAATATGAGGGACTCATTGAGAATTTAAGTAGATTCATTTAAATTCCTCCCACATTTAGGACAATAAGAAATTTGAAATGATTCTGAATAAACACCATTTCCTTTAATTCCATTTCTAAGAAGATCAAAATCAACAATTATATAGGCAGGAGAAAAATTCTTCCCACATGCTATGGGAACGAGAGTTACTTCTAATGTTTCTCCATTTGAGTATGAGCCAAGCGCAAGTGGTTCCATCTTTTCACAATATTTACACATATTAAGATCGCGCGCCCTCCAATCGTTTTAGTTCTCTAATATATTCTTTAGCCTCATCCAAGGTATTATACAATTTAAAATAGGGACGCTCTATATCTTCTTCAATGTTACTAAGTTGTGGAATGCCCCAGTCCAATTGTATTTCTTTCACTGAGTACTCTTTCCCGTTTACAGTAAAAGTAAAAACTACTTTGTCATTGCAATACTTAGAAAAAGTATCTATAATAAAAACGGTATTAGGTTGTTCCATACTCTAAATGGCGCGCAAATGCCTCTTCCTCTTCATAATCAGAGAACTCAATGAATACATTATCTTCTACTGCAACAAAATAAGTATCGTCATACTGGTATCTACGCATAATTCTTCTCTCCTTTTCTTTAATTATACTCAATTTTTATTAAAGGTCAAGTGAGTAGCCGTAAAATTTATAATAAGTTATTCCATCAGTTATATAATCAGACTCAATAGCTACTCTATTTTTAATACCCCAGGCCATTCCTTTACTTACTTCATTTTCATTTAAAGGATAATAAAAAGAAGTCTTTTTCTTTATTCGCGCATGACGTAATTCACGATCTAAACTAAAATAGAGCGCGGGTTTTTTATCTTTCTTTTTCTTAAATAAAGTCATCTTTCATTCCTTTCATAATAGTAATAGAAGTACCAATAATTTTACCATTTGTAGCATAATTATGAATATTAATACGATATTCATAATTATTATTCTTACACCATTTTCTTACTTCATTAACGTCAATGCCATCAAAATTCCAGGTAAAAGGTAATTTATCTTCTGTAACATGTGTATCAAGAAAATCAAACACACTTTCAAAATTTTTTACTAATTTAACTTCTTCTAAAGCTTCGGACTCGCTTTTACATGGAGGAATAGTACACGAAATAATTTCGTCTATAAGATTGCCAAGCGACCGTATTCCGCGATTGCCATCCCAATCAATTGCAATATCATAAATATGATTAAGTCGAGTAGTTGGAGTCATACTTTCTAGAAATTCTGCATATTCTTGTGAAGGCTTAGGATGCGAAGTTGGCTCCGCAGGCTTCCAATCATAGTGTTCGCGCGCAAGCTCATAAATCTTCATAGCCATATCACGTCCATTTCCTACTTCATCTTCAAGTCTAAGATACCCGTCAGCGATAAGACGATTGCGTAAATTCCATCCTTCGTAAAAGTCAATCATATTATTTGCCCTCCAATTCTTTTTTAATCGCGGCAGCAATAGTATTTTGCGCGCAGATCATTAGCTGGTTCTCATAATTTTGTAGAAGGTAATTTTCGACGGACGGAGGGTTATTCGTAGCCATAATTTCAAGGTATTCAAACATTTCTAGCCATTCAGCCTCGGTCAGAGGAATAAATGCGTCATCCTCATAACGAATTTTTCGAGGATGGGTGTAAATAAGAGGGGAATTATAAATACTTTGGGTTAGTCTGTAATTGTTGTGAATAATAGCAGACATAAAGTTAATAGTCCAAAATCCGCGCGATGCGGCCTTACGCCATCCTTCATCTGTGCTATTATAGCGTTTAAGACTATTCATAGTACGGCCCTTTGCAGATGCAAAGAAATAAGGCCAAACATGTCCAAGATACCCACTTTCATAGGCTCGGCGCGCAAGTTCAATATAAGGAATAAGACTATCGTCAAAGATAGATAATTCGGGAGAAAAGATAAAGTCAATTGTATTTACATTACCTTTTCTCAAATGCGCGTCAAATTGACGAAAATCTATAGGAGAATTATGCTCGTTGTCGTATCCTACAGGCAAGCTATATTTATCTTTACCATTATATAAGTCAATAAATTCCGGCGCAATAATTACTTTGTAGTCTTTATCGGATTGCGGGCCATCTAGGTGATATGTCTGCGATCCATAAAGCGCCTTACCAATTACTCTCATATTATTCACTCAACTTTCTGCCGCAAAATGGACAATATTTAATAGGTATATCTACTGCATCTTGATCATCTTTGTATTGCTCTACCACACGAAGAATAGGATCAACAGCACGAAAGATAATTATTCTTCTAAAACCATAAGCAAAATCTTTACGAATGGGTATCCCAGAACAATATTCACACATTTAATTATCCTCTAATTTTCTGCCACAAATAGGGCAATAATTTATTTTAAATGAATTTTCAAGATTTATACAACCATAAGTTCCAAAATCAACCGAAGCAGATAAATATATTGTAGGATGTAAAAGAGAATTATTAATTATAGTACAAAATTCTACGTTATAAGAATCGTTCTCTTTATCCATTTCAAGTGGTGAACTATATTCACAATAATCACACATTATTTATTAGTTTCCTTCCACAAATTGGACAATAATTTACTTCAAAAGTGCTTTCGATATTTATAGCTCCAAATACTCCCGCGTATACAGTTGTTTCCATTTGAATATATGCATGATTCCAAGGACTACAGTCAAGCATAGCTTTTATCGCAGTTGATTCCTTATTAAGACTGTTATCTACATCAAAATAGCCAATTTCCCTTTCACAATACTTACACATACTTATTTACCCCTTTCTATGTAAATATTATACCACAATTTTAAAAGCTAGTCAATTATTAGACTAGCTTGTTTTTATTAATAGGTTCGATGCCAAAATAATCAGCAACTTCTTCAGACAATCTTTTGTCCAAAAAATACTCAAGATTTTCTCCTTGCTTATATCCCATCATTAAGCAAATCCTATCCATTACTTCACGTATAGTAGGATAAATAGGCTCTTCTTCCTCTTCTTCCCACGCCATAACTACGTCTGCAAAAGCATCTGGGCACATCTTTGCAAAATCAAGACAATGACCATTCCATTCCTTATCATTTGAATGTTCCCACATATCAATAAGGTCACCAACAGGACATTCACAATGTTGGTCTCCATATTTACTACATATTTTATCAAATTGCTTAATTACTTCTGCAAAATTATAATCCATATTTATGCTCCTTAAATTCAATATATATTTATTTATAATTAAGAATACGACTCCTCTCCATTATAGTAACCCGCGTAATCAATTATAGTAAGCCTCCCGTCAACCATACCAATATTACCCAAGTGTAAATCATTCATATCATTCTCGATAGCAAAATCAGAGAACAACTGATATTCTTCTTCGCCATAATCACGAATAAAAGCCGTAGCTACCGCAAGATTCTTTTCGCGCAAAGGACTATAAATCTTTTGAGCGCGCGAAATCAAATCATTATTCATAGGACCACAATCATAGCCATAGGCGCGCTTGCAAGCATACAGAGGAATTGAAAGAGTAATCTGATGTAATTCCAATTCATCTTCATGCTTCTCAAGCTCTCTGCAAAAGTTATCTTCATCGTAATAAGAGTAATCTACATGACAGCAATGAAAAATTTCATCAGCATTGTAAAAATAGAAAGAACGAGTATAGGTGCCAATATAAACAATCTCATTCAGATACTGATTCATCTCACAAGCCTTGGCCATGCGATAAATCTTCTCTTCACGTTCACAGGCGCTACCTTCATTATCCTCTTCAATATCAAACTTAACTACATAATCATAGTCGTCATCAATAATGCAGCCTCTAGTTGCGCCATCATTAATAGAGATATTCGACGGAAGCTCATCGAAATCTTCGCCACAAATATGATTATCAAGCCAAGACGGACGCTGAAACCAAGCTTGCATCCACATAGAAGAATCAAGCAGTTCGTCGATAACCTTAGAATAGTGAGAGAAAATTTCGTTCTTATTCATTTAAATATCTCCTTTTCACTTTCTGTAAATATTATACAATAATTTTTGAAGAAAGTCAATAAAAAAAATAAAGTAGAAATTTTATTTCTACTTTAATTCAATAAATTCAAATTCATTAAAATTAACTGGATAAAACCAATTTATCCATAAATTATTGTGTCTCGCGCGCCCAGCGGCAATAGTTTGATTCCACTCTTGGATTTGATTGTATAGTTCTTTCTTGTCATTGGCGCGCGAATTTGCATATAGGGTATCAATATTCTCCAGTTGGTATGTTAGGGATTCATATTGCTGTTGATAAGAAGCAGTTTCTGCGTTTTTATTTAATAAATAGTTAAGTGGTATATATGCGCTACAACTAAAAAAGAATATAAAACTAACAACTGCCACTACAAAAGCGGAGCTACTAATAAATTCATGTCTATATTCGGTTTTAACTGTAATAAAAGCACCAATAATAGTTAATATAAGTAATCCTAAAATAATAAGCATATTAATCTCCTTTAATTATAAAGTATAGAAAGAAATGCGGATAATTGATCTTCTGAAATACTTTTGTCTTGCCAGAATCCATGAATTTTATTATCAGAGCACCATTCAATAAAATCAATATAAAGTTTTCCAGTTTCCTCGCTTTGATGAACTTTTATTTCCATAAGGGTTGGCATATTACAAATATTCTTAGTCTCACTAATCACTTAATTTCAACTCCATTCTTCTAAATACATTAATTATATTCATTTTTTCTACAAATAGAGTATGTAATTTCTTCAGGAAAACAATATTGCGGATAACGTATAGTAAGATAATCAACTAATTGTGATTCGCTATAAAAATTAAGAATGCAACCTTGAAACTCGCTTGGCAAGTCATCATCCGCATGATCAAATTCAAATGCTCTAATTAAATCTGAAATATTACAATAACATTCTAAATATGGAGTAAAATCATATTTATCTAATAAACGTTTTTGAATACCCATATCTTCTATGTATTGCTCTAAACTTCTCATTCAATTTCCTTTCCATTTTCCCAAATACGTTCTTCGTTTGTTTTTCTGGGTAAATAAATCTTATTGATTTCTTTTGCACTAGCCCATGCGGATTTTGTCATAATACTTTCATTCGAATAGTTAGTTTTAATCGTTTTTAAGCGCGCAATTTCCCTATCAATATACCAGCGCGCCTTCTCTAAATCCTCAATTTCTTTATCGGGGTTCTTAATTCCAGCGCGTAATATGTATTTTACTACGTTGCCGCGATTAAAGCCCGTGCCCCAACCTTGATCTTCAATTATATCAATTACTTCATATTTGCCAGCATTATAATGTACTGGATGATTTATCATCTCTTTACTCAAGATTATCTTACCTCCAATTATTTATACATATTTTATTTATTCAATCGCGCAAAATAGTTCATCTTATAAATGAATTTCAGGTGCGGGACCAGTCCAACTTATTGTTCCATTCTTACTAATTTGAACAGCACTATCAGCACTAGTATTCTTCACAAAATTATTCCACCATCCAGCATCATCGTATGGAATTACTTTAATTGTCCGCGGTTCAGTAGTAGTTGATACAAATGTTTGACGTTCTGCATTACAATAACTACAAAAACTTACATGTGGCGCCCATATTTTCCCACATACAGGACAGCGCCAACCAGTTGGTGTGTTCCAATCATATTCATACATTATTTTTATTCTCCTTAATTATACCTTCATATTTTTTATAGTATGATAAGTAATTTTTAAAATGACAAACGGCACAATATACTGCATTATCTTCATATATTTCATTTTCTTGTACATTTGCACATAAACTTCCGCATTGTTCGCAAATAAAAAATAAGCCAGGATATTTTGTAGAAAGAACTTCCATCAAATAAATCCTCCAGGCCAATTATCTTCTGTAATAGAATAAAGACATATGAAGAAGATAAGTAAAATAATTATAAAAGTAGTCATTTAATTAACCCAATCTCCATTACAAAAATCATTCTCATCACATAACCACCAATTCGGAATATCATCGGCTGTATCAAATTCAGTATGAAATTCACAATAGCCGATGCCCGCAATTGTAGGATGCACAGAGTTAAAATATTCACATTCGCGGCAAAGCCGCACATTTAGAGGAGTTGAGTGCGCGAATAGGTAATTTGCATCTGGTTCAGTTAAAAGCTTTTTAATATCATTTTCACTATAATATTTCATAACCATCTACGCTCCTTAATCCAATTCTTATACCAATAGCAAAGTCCTACATATACATAAAGAGTGAATAGATAGGGATAAATAATAATTTCGTGCATAGATATTCTCCTTTCTTTTAATGCGCAGCCTCATCATAATGATGAAGCTCAATAATTTCCTTCCAAAGATTTTCACCTAAACGGGCGCGCCAAGTAGCTTGACACCTTTCATCTGTATAAGGAATCATATGACATCCGACAAGCTGGGCAACGTGAAGATTATAGCCCATAGTGAGAGCCATATATGCACCTACATTTGCGTGGCTAGGATAATGAAGTTCTTTGTAATTATCCTTCTCCCAACGAATTGCCGTCCACACCTTACCATAATCATGTAGATAGGCTGCGCGCACAATGTCAGAACCACTTCCACGCATAATAGCAACGTCTCCACAAGCATAACAATGATCCTGTAAAGTAAGAGTATGATGACTGTTGCCCTGATCACCATATTCTTCTACAAGTTGAGCATAAGAACGACGATAATAGTCCATATCGTAATTAGGCGCATAACTATAGTGAACCAAAATTTCGTCCCAACCCTCAGCTTTACAAGGAACTTCAAACTGACGCAACATACGGTCAATAACATAAGAGGGAACTACACGCTCCCGTTCACTATTACGCTCATGGCATATATCAATAGGAGTAGCTGCGATTACACAAATACAATGGAGATCGGGAATAAGTTTCTTTAAAGATTTGAGAAGATTAATGCGGCGTTTTGCATTGATATTAGTCGCATCATAGAAAATAGTATGACCGGCCTTCAGCGCGGCATGAGTACGCTGAAACATGATATTAAAGACACGACTAGGGTCTTCTTGGATAGAAGCATCTCCATATAATTCTTCTCTAATAGAATCACTAGATACAATTACATCATAGGGTTTTGCCTTTTCGCGCGCCCAATAGCTTTTTCCACTACCGGGAAGACCGCAAAGCATGTAAAAAGTAGTCATTTAATCTCCCTTTCTAAATAACTTTATGGTAATTTGCAAAGTTAATTGCTACCATCAATCAATTCCTCATTCCATTTCTTATACATCGCATTATAATCAATATCATCATTTATTATAATTCTACACCTACTAGGAATACAATGTATATAGTTATATTGAGGCTTTAATACATTGCAATAATTAGGGCATCCTATTGAGTAGAAACGATGACTATTGCGCGCTCTACCCTCGGCTATCTTTGGAAGACGGTGACAATACGGACAAGGTTTGATAATCATATTATATCACCTCACCAACTTATTTTTAATAAACATTTACCTTCAAAAGAAGGCATCCTTTTTACGGTATAATCATAGTTTTCAAGGATAAACTCTATGTCCTCTAATAATAATTCATGAATACAAACATCACAACTATTATAACCATTGCGCGCAGTTTTTTCTATTATCTCTTCTATATACTTTAAAGTATCTTCACGTATAGATTCTATTGAGTTTTCAGTTAATTCGCGCGCTTTTTCGGCATGAATCATATTTTTAATTCCTTTCCTTTTACTATAATAATTATATCAAAAATTTATTATTAAGTCAATTGTTTTTCTTTCTCAAAAAATTTTTCTAATTGAAGAACTTCCCAATTAGAGAAGAAATAGCCGCAAAACCAGCAGGTACATTTAATTTCTTTTTGAATCATTTTACAATTATGGCAAATTAATTTATCATTCTTTTCTACCAGATGTGTAATCATTTTCATCTTTCTCCTTTTTATATGTTAAGTAGGTATATTTATCGCCATTGCGGGCTATAAAATCTCTTTCATAAGCAATTGTGTCCGCAGTATCAATTACATTTTGCGCTCTTTGTAATAGTTTGCGCGCAAATTCATAAGTTAAAAATTCACTAAACTTACCTTCTGGATTAGTATCCCAAGTTAATCCATAGGCGCGCATAAGATCATTAATCATTCCTTCATAATCAAATGATTCCGCAAACAAATCACAATCGCGGCGGTATATTAATTCTTCATTCATTATTATTCTCCTTATAAAGTTGTGTAATTACAGCTGGATAAACTTCATAAACATTAACATAATACATTTTAGGTTTATAATCAGCATATGTAACTGTGTTCTTTTGGTAGTAAATCTTTATTTGGCTTCCATCATCTATAGTAAGCCAAATATATTTTGCATTATTATAGCGCGGCTCTAGTCTATATTCCTGCCCAGGCGCAATAATAAATTGGGGTTTATTGGCTTGTTCGGAGGTAAATTCAATATAGGCGCCATAGTCTCCAATAACAATGCGTTCGTAACCATTACAAATTAGGATTCCACTTATTGTATAAAGTGGAGTAGTGGCAGGATTATTGCTAGATAAGAAAATAGGTAAAGTTTCAGCATAGATGGATTGCGCCACATTACTTAGATTTTGGGAAAGCTTTTTATAGTTGTATTTATTACTTAATTCATTACTTAATAGTTTCATTTGAAGTCTCCTTATAGTATTCTGCAACTTCAATACTGCGGCCGCACTTATCACAAATATACATATACTTGGTAAAATATTGATGGCCGATGGCTTGCTGAAATTTATAATGGCCACCACAGTAAGAACAAATTCCATTATTCCAGGTTATATTTGATGAACATGAACGTATAAATGATAGTACAATAATTACAATAATACATAGCGCAAAAAATCCCCAATTAAAAAATGGGCCTGAATCGTGTCTAGAATAATATGACATTATCCATTCCTCCAACTAATTGTAGTAAAAACCTCATTATGTGTTTCATAGCTACTGGTACAACAATAGCTAGGTCCTTCATAAATCTCAAAACCTAAATCTTTTAAAGTTTCTTTATTAGATTTAGAAAGTTGTTTATATATGGTAATTTCGTATTTTCCTAATACAATTTGCGCGCGAATTTGATTATAAATATTAGTTAATTCTTCTCGATCTTGTACTTTAACAAAACTATCGGTTGCTTCTTTTGCTAGATGTGCATCAATTGGATTAAAGTTTTCTCCCATTTTAATATTACCTCCTATATTCATTTTTAAATTCAAAACCACTCCAATCTATTCTAATGGAAAAGTCCATTGGAATCATACGAGAAAGATATGGATAAATTATTTTATATCCATATTTTTCTAAAATTGATTTATTAATAGGAGAAATTAGTTCTTCCAAATCTAAATGATATTCTCCTTCTACAATTCGTTTACGAATTTTTTGGAATATTTCTTTAAGTTGTTTTGCGTTTTTATTTGCTAAAAAATTATCTGTTGCATTGCGAGCGTCCTCAGCACTAATTGGTAGGTAATCATCTTTATCGAACATCTTATTCCTCCTTCGCGGCTCTGCCGCTATATTTTTAGTATTATTTTTAATGTATTATATTTAATTATATTTTTAGTTATATATTTAGTACTCTACCAGTTTTCGGACTAAGTAGTTCGATTTTCGAACTAATGGAACGATTCTCGAACTTGAATGGAACGATTTTCGAACAATTCAGTTCGGAATATGTATGAATGAACGGAACGAAAATCGACCCATTCAATAGTACAAAAATCGTAAATAAAATCAGTACGAAAATCGAACTTGGATTAAACTAAAGTAGTTGAAATTGGGGTGAATGTAAGACTACCATTTTCTTCTTCTTTTAAAAAACCTTTTTTAATAAGCTCAGATTTTGCATCCGATACACTTGATTTACTCATTCCCATTCTATTTTTTAAATCGGCTGGCGAAAAATGAACAAAGCCTTTGTTATGCCAACGAATTAAATAGAGCCATAATTTAAAAGCATTTCCATTTAAAAGTTCCGCGGCTTTATCTACATAATCATAATATAAAGTATGATAAAATCCATTTCCAACTGGCTTTCCGTCTTTATATAAAATAGGTTCTATATTTGTAATTTTTATAGTTTTTTGATTGGCATAATTTGCCATAATAAATCATCTCCGTTTAATTAAAGTTTTGCGTTAAATACGCCTATCTTAATGCTTAAAAATGCTTAAAAGAATTAATATTCTTTTTTTAATTTTTGAACTGCTGCACGTAACTCAGGAGTATCTTCAAATAGAATAATACTTCTTGTTGGATCTTTATAATTTAAAGTTTTTCCAACGGGTCTAAAACCTAAATTGTTTAATTTATTTGCGAGTCTCCAAGTGAAAATTTTATATGTTTTCATTTATTTCAACCTCACTTTAATATTAAACCCGAATGTCTTCCCATTGTTCTTTTAACTCTTGTAGAGTAAGAACTAATTTATTTTGAATTTTTTCAGATATATTCCTTTCTCCACGAAGCCATTTGCTTAGTGTTGAATTATCATATTCAATTTTTCGCGCAAGATAGCGAATTGGTATTCCCGCATTAATTGCTTTTTGACACTCTTCTCTTAAATCCATAAAATCACCTCCTTCTGTATATTTGTATTCCGTCAACCCGCAATTGCGGGCACCTTATGCCAATAAAAAATAAACAAATTTTCTCACTTCTTTTATAATAATACCACAAATTGCGCAGAAAGTCAAGTTTTCTGCGCATATAATTTTAATAAGGTTTCGCCGCTAATATTCTTTTCACCAATTTTTTCTACTTCTGTAATAGAGTTATGCACAAGCGATGAGCAATCTTGTCTAAGTAATGGGTTAATTATAGTATTAATTGTGGCATCCTCGGCTATCACGCCATCAGCCTCATCATAAGACCTAAGTCCTAAAGCTCCATAAGCACAATATTCATAATATATATCTGATATAGTTGGACCATATTTCCATACTTCAAAAATATCGGGAAACAGTAATTTATTATTCTTTTTAATATATTCAATTTGAGTAAAGAATAATATTTTTTGTAATTTTAATTGAGATATGCGAATATGTTTTTGATTTGCATACCAAATTATATATTTAGCTAATTTATTTACACTAATCATTTAGCGTAGCTTCCCAACATAGGCTTTTGCGCGCGTTTCATAAATAGTAGTACCTACTTCATCAAGTTTAGACCTAGTAACAAAGTCAATTAAATCGAAGTCGAGCATACGTTCTCCAATTTTTCGCGCGAGTTGCATCTTATCATAAGTGAGTGTGTCTTCGTCTTTAGTATAGGAACGAATATAAGCATATACTGCTTCCATTTCATGGTTCACAGTTTCCTTCTTTACTAGTTCATTGTACTCCTTAGCTGTGTAACCTCCAAGTAATCTAATAATTTTTTCCTTAATCATTTGTTTTTCTCCTTATGTGTATAATAATATCATAACCTTGATCTGTTTCTACTTCATCGTAAAGATAATTAATTGCAAATTGATGGTTTTCACGCAATGGTATATAAATTCCGTCCGCGCGCCAACTAGTTGGAGCGATATGTAATTGAGGGAATTTATCTGCATTTTTCCCTAACCAGTCGCATGAACATAGCATCATTATGCTAATACAGAGCAATATAACTAAATATATACGTTTAACCATTCCAATTCACTCCATAGATGGCTAATTCAGGTTTGTTATTTATTGTAATATAATAGGGGCACATTGTAGCATGAGAACCTCCAGAAGTATATAAATAAATAACGTCTGTTACTTTATCACGTATCATATAATAACTAGTTCCAAATAAACCTCCGTCGTAAGATTTTATAATTGCAAATTGTTTACTTAGGCTATAATCGTTATTAGCAGATGTTTCACCACAACTACATAAAGATATAGTAAGCGCGCAAATCATAATAAAAATAATTAATTTTTTCATTTATACCTCCCAATATTCTGGTGGAGAAATATGAATTTCCATTTTAAAACCGCCTTCTTCAGTTTCAGTAAAAGAAACAAGTTTATGTTTCCAAATATAATCTTTTAAATCATCTAACATAAGCCATATTAAATCATTTCCATACATTTCAACCGCTTCTTTGTTCGCATCTTGTACATATACATTTGTATATTCTCTATTCATTACTTACCTCTCCATTTTTCCGTTCTAAATAATCGATCACAATTATCACAATGATAACGATAAAAGGTAGTACCATTATCATAATTTATTGTATCTATATATACAAGATTACCATTTTCACATTTATCACATTTTAATAAATTTTTTTCACTATGGGGCAACATAGTTAACATTATTGTTAATATTATTAAAAGAAAAAGTACTCCAAAATCTTTTGGCCCAATATCCCAATTTTTAAGCATTTTTTTAAATTTGGGTATTAAATAATCACTAGACGCAAGTATGAAAAAGAATACATAGGGAAAAAGTATAAACATCAGAGCAAGTGCCATATTTACCTCCACACATCAATAATATCAATGATATAATCAGGTTCAAGCCCTAGATAAGAAGCAATAATATCGTCGGTTTCAATATAATCGCCGCGTGCAATTGCTTCTTCAATTTCTTCTCTACACTCGTTAACAAGATTCCAGGCCTCTTCTTCACTTATACCATCGCGCCGCATTAGAATATTAATAATTTCTTGCATTTTAATTCTCCTTTATAGTGGTAGTTTGTATAGCGAAAAATAATCTAAACTGTTGCCACTTATACTATTTCTCCTTCGGCTGCAACCCCAGTTTCTGCGCGAGGTCGGCGGGGATGGGCTGTTTGCTTATAACAGACATATCTCCAAATGCAGCCCGGTAATAATCCGAAAGGTACTCATACCACGTCGGATAAACCGGCTTCGGGTGTTTTGCGGCCCAGGACATAATAACTTCTTCGGCCTTTTTCGGATTATTGTATATAAGTCGCTGGCATTTTGACAAATCTTCATTGCACAATCGGTATATATCGCACTTACAGCACTTAGTAGATTGGCACATTCTATTTTTTTGCTGTATAACTTCTTGAAACTCAGCCATTATCTTGCCTCCTATTAACCTTCCATTTTCGCACCGCAATGCCAGCAATAGGGCATATGAGTATTCTTTGCGTGAACATCACCATAGCCGCAATTAGAGCATTCGTATTGATAGTTATTATTCGCATTATCTTCTTCATTTTGAAATGAAGAGAGAATCCATTTGGCTTTTAGAGGCATTATTTTTTTATTTTTTCACATGCTTTTTCACATTCTTCACATAAATCTTCTTTTTCTTGATATAAACCAGGATAATAATCGCTACTATTCAATGAGTTTATTGCTATTGTTTTATATTTATAAATATAGTCTAAGGCAATTTGTTTTAATATTTCAATCTTATTCATATATTTTCCTCATTTCATACATAGTTGGTTTACTAATTTCAAAACCGCATTTTTCATAAACATGGATCGCGCGCTTATTATCAGCTCTTACCCAAAGATTATTTAAATCATATTTTTCTGTAAGCATCTTTACAATTTCAGTACCATAGCCTTGATTTTGATATGGCTTATAAATAATCAATTTGGCAAGCATATCATTTTTAAGGTCAATTTCTGCTTCTCCAATTTTGGTTTCGCCGCAAAATAGTTCAATTTCTTGGTATAGTTCATTTTCTTTTATGGATATATTTGTATTTTGTTCATTTATATCTGGTTCATCTATATCATAGAAATATGAACAAGAATCATTCCATAAAACAGCACCTTTATTCCAATATGAACACGGCGCGTGCCCTTGAACATTATGCACGCCTTCATAATATTTACATCTATTGCATGTTAAATTTAAATTATTGTCCATTTTTCATTATCCTTTCTTTCCTTATCTGTTGGTTCTGAATCCCACCAACGATAACGCATTTTTTCAGGTATGATGCAACATTCTGATAATTCTTTAATATATTGTTCTATACTATCAGTACCATCATTACAAAAATATTTATATGCATTTACTAATACAGGTTCGTCATCTTTAAAATCTTACATAAACGCAATATAATTATGATGATCATAATATGAAATTTCAAGCCATACTACTTGTCCATAATGTAAATTTCTATAAATTACTTGTTCGTTTGTAAGTATGTTAGCCATATTAAACTTCTATCTCCTCTATTTCTTCATAAGGATAAATACGTTCATATTCTTCTTTATGTTTACATTCATTACATATATGAGTAAATAATACTTTTTCCCCAAATAAATTCATCATTAATGGAGTCATTGAATCTTCACAAATCATCATACCCTTTTTACATTGAGGGCATTGCATATAAATTTTATATGTTTTTATTAATTTTTTAATTTCCATTTAAACCAATCTCCTTTACTTCAATTAATTCCGCAAGATTCCTTGCCTTCATTTGCTTAAAGTAGGTTTGCGCGCAATCAACTTTGTTATCTAGGCGCGCGAAGAAATACGATTGAAGAGGCTTAATCCACTTTTTTGCATAAAGAGCAAAATCTCGACGATTTTTAACTCCAGCCAAAGCATCATAAATAACATCTGCTTTCTTTGCAAGATGAAGAAGCATAAAAATAGTTCTGTCTACAAATTCTTTATGTTCAGGGAAATAAGCTAAGAAATCATCAATAGAACTTTCTTGCCACATTTCAATAATTCGTTTTTGTGTTAGTGGACCGTTACCACGCAATTTATGCCTTTTTAAATATTCATCACCCTTACATTTAATACGTAAGAATGAACTATTTTCCATTTGGCTATAAGCACAAATTACATATCCCTCTTCATTTTCACCCATCTTATGACAAGCTTCAAGTATATCATCAAGATTAGTAAAAGTATAACGGTGCGGTATTTTAATCCATTTATTACGCCCCAGTAGAATAGAAGGCATATGTTCTATTTCATTCATATCTCCGTCTATATCACGCCAGCCAAGAAAATAAATTGCGGGTTCATTATAATGTACAACTATTGGATTATATTGCGGATGAACCATTTCAAACCAATAGCAACAATCATAATGAAGAGAATCAAGAAAATCCCACCAAGAAGTATGCGCGCAAACTATGAACTTAAATACGTCTCCATAAGTAGAATCGCCGCAAGTTGCTTTAAAAGCATCTATTGTTCCATTAGTAGACAAATGCCATGCGCCTCTATGAAACCAAAGTCTCATAATAGAGCCGTCAACCTTTTCTTGCACGGAAACAGGCTTTGACCAATCTATCTTGTTCGTTACAGCATAAGATTCGCCCCAGTTACCAAATTTGTCAAGGGAGCGACAAACACAACGCCATTCATTATGAATATTGCAAAAAATAGAGCCGCGTGCTTCAATAACCTCGGGGCGCGAAAAATCAGATTGAATCATATTATATTTTAAAATATAATAAGGCCCGTCATTCTTAACTTCAATGAAATAAGGAGCAACACTTAAACGCTCCTTCCAATCATTATGTTTATTCATAAATTTCTCAAGATACATTTAATATTGCTCCTTTATTTTTTCTATAAATATTATACAACAATTTTTAATTAAAGTCAATTATTAAGCACGCTTTCTAATACCATAATGCATTTCTCCAATTATAGGTACTAAATATTTAGAATCAATACTTCTATAAAAATTACGTATACTGCTACATTCTCTATTATAGAAATGAATCATAGCGCTACTTGCATAAGTTTGATATTTATATGCGGCCGTAATAAATGCAGTTTTATCTTCTCCATTCTCTTCTAGTAAGCGCGCGTATATATCTTCAACTTCCATAACCAATGCTTCAAGTTTATCTGCTATTGGAGTAATAAAATTGGTAAGTCCAACTTTAGTAATAAATTCATCAATTGAATTATTTTGCCACATTCTAATAACTCTATCAGTATCCAATATATAATTGCCGCGCAATTTACGCATTTCAAGTAAAGCATGATTAGGATGTTCAATATAAATTTTTTCATCAATATTCCATTCAATATAATTTTCTTTTTCTAGTGGAGCGTCTAAACGTTCAATAATATTACATAATGAAGTAAGTTGAGGAATAGTAAAATCCAATTCGCCAGTTTCAACATGTCGTCTACAGAAGTACCATAAATGCGGGTCGCGGCCATAATCAATAGCAAATTGAATTTGCGGCGCGGTTAATTGAAATATATATGTATAAATAGGGGATAGATTTTCGGTCAATTCATTAATGGAACCTACAGCTTTTTCCACAAGCTTTCCAATATTAGTATTTTCTACCTTAATATCATACGCATTTAATGAACCTATTGTAGATAAATGCCATCTACCTTCTTCATTCCATAAATATATCCAAAACCCATCGCCGAATCGCGTGTAACGCGATTCGGCGAGCCGTTCGGCTTTGCCGGACGGCCGCTTCGTGGCAGGTAAACAAGTTGTAACAAATGTTCCCGCAACATCACATACTACTATACCATCAATATCATTATATTCTGAATAAGCAGGCGCGCAAAAATGATAGAAATTATTTTGTTTTTGAATGTCAATAAAATAGGGTGGTAATTGTAGAATTTCATACCAATCAGAATTTTTATTAATAAAATCAATTATATCCATTTTTTACTCCTTCAATATAAATAAAAATGTAAATTTGCATTTTCAATAAGTTGTGATTGATGCTCTTTATAATAAGTATATACATCAATTTTTGAATCATAAATTTTTTTAAAAATAGACCTCAATGGTTCTTCCATCTTTAACAAAGTAAGTGTAAATTGAACTTTAGATTGAGTATGCAATTTTTTATAAACATTATCAAGTGTATTTATATATGTATCAATTTCATCAATAAGTGGGCGTGCAAAACCACTTACTTCTTCATTATTAAAATATTTTCTTACTACTTCTTTAATATTAAAATGACGTAGTTTATAATGTTTATAAGGTTTGTTAACCCATAATTCATCATTCCAAAATGTACATCCCAATTCGGTATCAGAAGCTTTTTCCAATTTTGTAAAAATCACATCATCCCACATAGCATTTGAAAATATGTGAATGGGTGCGCACCCCATTTCAAAATAAGGGATTCCTTTTTCAAAATCTAACGATTGCATACTACGTTTTCCATAATACCACACTTTATCTTCTACTAATTGAAACATATAAGTATAGGTAGGAATTAAATAATGGGTTAGAGTATTGTTAGTTATCTTATCAATGTACGCGCCAAAAGAAATCTTATTTGTTATTGGCATTTCATAAGCATCAAAATGAGTAGGGGTAGTGAAATGCCATTTACCATCATTCCAAACCCAAAACCAATAGCCTCCAACAAATTGCGTAACTTTAGCTTTTTCATTTTCTTTATTTAAAGATGATAAAGGGGCGGCCGCATTGAAGCCATAACAAACGACATCTAATTTCTCATTTAAAACAATACCGTTAGTTTCTCTTTGTAGCGTAGTGGTAGGATTAGCGCAATATAAATGGTAATAAGGAGGTATATAAGTTATTTTTATATTATAAGGGGGTTGAGTAAGTATATGCTGCCAATTTTCATTTGCGCGCAAAAATCGTAATAATTCCAATTTATAATTCACCTCTTTTTCGTTATTATAGCATAAAAAATATAAGAAGTCAAGTAGGAAATACCTACAAAGTTTGATAAAAATAATACATCGCGTATACTTAAAAAGAAATAAATAAAAAGGAAAGGGTGGGGTAGATAGTTAAGAAGGGTAAGGGGTAGGGGAAATTGTTTGAAAGGGGAGGGGTGAGGGGTATTTTTTTTGATAACTACAGGTCTTGGGGTGGGTGTGCGCACAATTTTCATATAAGTCAATTAAAAAATCAAAATTACCTATATAAATCTATACCAATCTATCCTATCATATATATACAACTATAGGGGTAGGGGTAAGGAATTAGGTAAAGGTTTATAGAAAGCAAAAAGGGGTAGGTTTTCTGATTTGAAATTGAAATTGGAAAAGGGTAGGGGTAGGGTAGGAGATAAATGAAATTCAAAATATTAAATTTTATTTTATCTTTATATAAAAATTTTTATCAAGAAAATTGACAAAATTTTACCCCCACCTCTTATAAATAGGTGGGGGTAAAATCACGTCAATATTTTTTTTCTTTATTCTTTTTTTATTATACTATAACGATAAGTTCCAGCTGATTTATCTTCCACTTTAAATCCTTTGTTAATGAGGGCTTTTTTTAAACTTGTCCACTTCTTAGGAAAACCTATAAGTTTTATAAGTTCTTCTTTTTTTTCTGTAGTGAGTTTTATATCAAAATATTCGTCTGGAATTAGCTCGCAATAATTTTCCAAGTTTGCATGAATTTTTTGTTGTTTTCGCGCGTCTTTTTTCTTATTAATATTATAATAGCCTACTACTTCTAAATCTTGTCTTAATCTTCCTTTAGCTTGGTCACGAGTATCTTTATTACCACTATGAATATAGACCTCTTTTACTAAAGGATCTTTAATACTTATAGCAGTTTCGTATGCGCTATTTATTAGTAAATCTTGAATCTGTGTGGGCAATCGATGATCGTTTAAAATATATTTACGTGTTGTTAATGCTTCTGGTTCCATTCGTATTCGCGCGTCTAAAGACCAAATAGCTTCAGCTTGGCGGCCACATTCTAATAGTATATTTTTATATTTGTTAAGTTCTTTAATAGTATTAAAATAAAATACACGTTTCCTATTATTAGGTAAAACCGCACGCAAAATTGGTTCTATTTCTGCATATTCAAAAGTATATAATATTTCATATGCGCGTATTTTCTGACTAAATTGAACTTCGTTAATAATATCTCCTAATTTTGCTAAATCATATTTATATAATTGATCAGGAGTTGCGGTTAAAGCAAATACCCAAGTTTTTTGAGATTTTAATATTTTATATAGCTGGTCTAAAGCAATATAAGTAAAGCAAGTCATTTGAAGCATATCATTGATTTCCCATGGAGCGGCTTGTGGATATTGTTTTTGCAGCTTACCGCGCGACATTGCGATATATTTATTTAATACATGTATTTCATCACATACAATATAATCATAATCTTCTGGATTTAATTCTTGTGATTTACATTTTGCGCCAAAAAGTGCGTAAGTCATTACAGTAGGTTTGTCTCGAATAATTGGTTCAAATGTAGTATCCCATTCATTATCTTGAATATCAAAAAAATAAGCTAAATTATCATTTACGAATTCTTCCGCGCCCGAAACGGTATTAATTAAAATAAGGGAACGATGCGGTTCTATTTGTAAATATTGAGGAATTGTTTTAAAAGCAGCTGTGGTTTTTCCTCCGCCGCATGGAGCGACTATAAGATTTAAATGCCCTAATTTAAAACTATTATATTCTATTACATCTGAAATAAAGTTACTATCTGACATTTTATTTCACCTCCTTTGTATTGAATAAGTATTTTGTAAAAAATAAATCTGACATATTTTATTTTGTCAGATATTTTTTATAGACGAAATTTTATAGAATTTTTTCTTAACAGGTGGGGGTAAATTTTTGTCACTTTTTGTCTCTAAAAATAGAAAAATGTAGAATATTTTTTGCTGATTTTTAAAAAAATATATAAAAAATAATAACACTTTATTTAATTAATTGATTAAAGTGCCATTTATGTTGGTATAAAATTATTTAAAATTTATATTGATTTATTTATTTTTAAGCAATTTATTTATTTATTTTTAACTATTTTTAATTTTTTGTATTATTTATATGCAATAAAGTTATTTTTTGGATATTTTAATTTTAATTTTTATTTTTATTTTTATTTTAATCTTCTTTTCAATTCTTGCTTGCCTTTCGTTTTCCTCTTAAACTCCCGCTTATCCCCAATCTCCAATCTCCAGCTTATTTCCAGCTTTTTCGGCGCCTCCAGCTTATCGGGAACGCGCGCAAATTCTACTCTTCCTCTCTACATTATTATTATATCAAAATTTTTTTGCCGAGTCAACTAATAGGTTTATGGTATTAGCATAGTAGCACTTTACCAGGGTGAGTGGCCGCAGAATGTTAAGAAATGGGAAATTAGAATGCCCGGTGAGTCTAATTTACAGTAGTTTAACTTGACTTTGCGCGCGAATTATGGTATTATATATACGTCAAAGAGAGGGGATGAGAAATATGCGTGAAGTTATTACTTATATTGCTTGGGATGATTCTGAATTTAAAACAGCGGGCGAGTGTTTGGTATATGAGAGGAAAGCATTAAAATGTTTAAGTGAAATTTATGATAAATACACTCTTTTTGATGAAAATATGACTATATTTATTGGCCCGGTTAGCTCAACTGATGTTGAAGAATGGCTGCATTGGTTAAAAAAAGCATTTGATAAATGTAAAACCATTTATCGTGAAGCAAATTTATCAGAGGACGCTGAAATATTTATCAATAACTATTGCGGTTATTGTATGACAAATAGGGATTTTGATGATGAAATTGGTTGGTTTGAATATGATATGGAAATATATGAGTGGGTTAAAGTAGCCTAATAGGTTACTTTTAATTTTTTGTTAATTAGCGCGCCCGTATATTCTATTTTTCAATATTTTAACTTGACTTCTTTATCATCGTATGTTATAATATATCCATCAAGTGAAGGGAGTCAATACCATGAAGAAAATTAAGTATGCTGATTATGCTTATATTGCCCGGTATAAGAAAAACCATTTTTTCCAAAAGTATTTTTGTAATAATTATATATCATTGAATAATAGGAATGAGGGGCAGTTAAGGTATGATTGGAAATTGTGGGCTTATATTTTAGCTTTCATTCCTTTGAATGTTATTAACATTCTTTATTGTATTTGGACATGCGGATTAAAAAATTTTGAGGTAGAATCGCGCAATATTATATGGTATAATTGCATTGGTTCTCCTTCAGACGATAGCTCAACACAATTTGGTAGATTGATGGAAGTTTGGAATAAGTATAATTAAAGGAGTGAGTATAAATGTTTAATCTTGGAGATAAAGTTTATATTAAAAGACCTGAAATGGCAGGTTATCTTGTGGAAAAAAGAATAGACCCCATAGAAGAATATGAAGCAAAATATAATAAACAAGATTATTTTGCATATTGTAAAGTGCGGGTATATCGTACCTTTTATAAGGATGGTTATTTCGATTTTCAATGTATGGAAAATGAATTACATAAGGCAGAATAGCGCGGAAGCGCTATTTTTATTATATAAAAGTAAATTAAAGTATCCGGATTTTTTATTTTATATAAACTTAACTTGACTTCTTTCTCTTTATAGTATATAATATATACATCAAGTGAAGGGAAGGAAGTAATGATAATGAAGTCATCTTATGTTGAGCGCGCGACTAAGTTTCTGGATATGATTTTCCCCGATATTGAAGAATATATGATGTCGCCGGAAGAAGTAGCTAATATTATTGAGTGCTATAATATGGCGCATCATCGTTGTGTCCGCGTTTGTCATGGGGCAACACGTATTGCTCTCATCACTTCTGATTATGTAATCAAATGGGACTACAATAAAAGAGGTGTAAGTAGCTGGGGTGGTAATAGACAGGAAGCGGAAGTTTATAAAATCGCGGAAGAAGCAGGATATTCCTATCTGTTTGCAGAACTTACTTCTGTATGGCGGAATGGCATTTTGTTTAATATTATGCCGCGCTTTAATACTGAACGGCACAGGCGGCCTATATCGGAAAAAGTTAGCGATAAAGAATGGTGCTGGCTCAATTCCCATGTTTGGGATATTCATGAGGGGAACTATACTTTAATAAAAGGTAAACCGATTATCTTTGATTATGCGTGTAAAAGATAGCCCGCCATAGGCGGGCTTTATTTTTATAGGTATGTAAATTAGAATTGCCGGAAAATTTAATTAACGAATATATAATAAAAATAAATCTGGGTTTATAACCCAGATTTTATTCATCAAAACCCGCATATTTTGCGAGTTCTTCCATTTTTTTACATATCATCCGCGCATAATTTGACAATTCACCACCATTTTCTTCTTCTTTAGCGTCTATATATTCCGCCATTGCACAATAGACCGCTTTACATTCTTCTATATTCGGGCGTTTTCTCCGCTTACAAAAGTCATAAGTATAACCAAGGTCGCGGAAGGGAAAGAATTTTATTCCCGGCGTTATTGCGTGTTTTTGCGCTATCTTATGCAAAATATAACTTTCAATTATTGCATCATCGAGCGCGGTGTGGCTCTCTATAAAATCATATTTATTCATTAAATATTTATACGTTGATTCCGCGCTTGACTTGAAGAACGTTCCCGATGCGGTAAAAAGTCCATGTTTCAAACACTCGTTTTTATACGCAACATTATTTAATAAATGGGTCGTAGCAAGTCCCCATAAATCAAATAATACATAATCGCGCCCGCGAAAATGAAAAATGTCCTCTTGAAAATCGGGATTGCGTTCCTTTTTATTATTACCTTCGGCAATAATAACGCAAGCATTACGTTGTCTTTCTTCCCATTTATAATAATCGGGAGAGTAAAGTTTATTTATATACAATTCCGTAAAAGGAATAGCTTTTTTATAATCAAACATCGAATTAAACGCGCCCACCGCATTAACGCGCTGTAAATCGGATATAAATATATCCATAACTTCACGCCAAGGTTTAACGGTGGTTTCCCCACGTTTGAGCATTTCAAGATAAATAGGCCGTTTTTCCGCATAATACGCGGTATTAAATACTGCGGGAACGGCGAAAGTTTCCGCAATAAGAAACTGCTTTTTATCATGAATATTGCCAGCGCGGTCACAAATAGTCCACCCAATGTCATAAACAAGGGGTTTTGCTATTGCTATGCGCTTTTTGCGCTCGGGGTCATCCTGCGCCACTTCATTAGCAAAAGGTAAAGTAGCGGTCTCCGTGTCTACTACACAATAAAGTAACTTTCTTCCCATACATCTACTCCTTCCGGTTTACAGTGTTTTCCTTCACTTCATGGGTATATTATAACACATGCTGGGATAGAAGTCAAGTTAAGTGTGTGTTAATTAGAATATCCGTATACTTTATTTTACAATAAAATAATAAAAGATGGCTTATTGCCATCTTTTCTTTTCCACCCACCAAAAATTATGTATTAAATGCGCCCAATTTGTATCGCACAGTATTGGGTTTTTTTGTCTTAATTTTAACATAAAGTTAAGACATTGTTTTCGCCGGCAGACAAAACAAGAAGTGCGCTTTCCAAATTTTTTCAAATACTCTTTATTGTGTTTATCCCACCATGAGTAAGTGGGTCTTTCACCAGCACCACGCACACATTTCATATAATCACTCCCCCTTCATTGCTATTATTATATATCATTATAACTAAGAAGTCAAGTTAAATATATGCTAATTAGACCACCCGTATACTGTAATTAACATTATCCTAATATTAAAGGCGCTTATCGCGCCTCCAATGTTTCAATAACCTCTATATACTTCTTATTACGGGAAAGTATAAGTTGCATCTCCCACGGAATAACAGTTTCGGGATAGAAATTGATTTTAACATACTTGAGAGTGGGGACAATCATTGTTATGATTGTGTTACGGTCTTTAACAATGATTATTCCGGTATCGGTAAGAATTGCTTTAGCGTGGCCGCCGAATTTTTTAGAGGTTGCCGGGATTTCCTTAATAGGGTTTCCTGTTCCAATGAAACGGTTGATGATGTAGATACGGTCGGCGCGCTCTTCCTTCGCATGATAGGTCATAGTCATTGTTTTGTACCTCGCTTTCATTTTGTTATACTTATTATACCATGTGGGAGGGCTTTTGTCAAGCCCTCTTTACGTTAAAATTTGATGTAGCTATCTACGATATGCAGAGGCGAATTTTCGCAGTTATAGCGGAACATTGTTTCGCCATCTTTAAGTATTTGAGTCTGATACATTAAATGTCCGTGGCAATAGGGACAAGTATGGTTTGCAAGATTGTAATATAAATAGGCAACCAAAATCCACACGACTACAAATGCAACTATCCATCCAGAAACTTTTTTCATCTTAATCACTGTCCTTTCAGTTGATGTATACATTATAGCATATGTCGTTAGAAAAATCAAGTTAAGTATTGGTTAATTAAAGATACCGGAAATTTTAATTAACATTTATATAAAATAAAGGCGAGATTAAATCTCGCCGTATTCGCCGTGGTATCTGTCAGGCATGAAACAATAAACACGTTCCTGTTCACCTTTTTTCATACTGGAAATACACCAACACCCACTAATACGATTATAAAAACTGGAAAAATTGATTTTATATTCAATTTCATCCTTTACAAGGGTGTAAAGGTCAAAAGCGGTATGCCATTCATCAGAATAAGGTTTGATAGCATGGAAAAGCAGACGCCATTTTTCATCACGCTCTTTCTTGCGTCTTGTGGCGGATACTTCCAAAATTTCGGCTTGACTTGCGAGAATCTGAATGGTAGTGCGGCAATCTTCATAGTCAGGGTCGCGCCAAGTCATGTCCTTAAATTTTTCCTGAAGTACGTTAAGCGCATAGTTCATAGCGTTCAATTTCGTATATACCATATAAATCTCCTTCCGGTTTGTACTGTTTTCCTTCAGTTGATGTATATATTATATATCATAACTAAAGAAAAGTCAAGTTAAGTGTTGGTTAATTAAAATATCCGGAATTTTTAATTAATATATAATTAAAAAAATAGCGGTTAAACCGCTATTAAAAATCGTTATCATCTGTCCAATTAACTTCAATGCCAAGATAATTAAGACAATGCTCAACATACTCTGGGAGGACATCGCCGCTCCATTCTTCAAGCGCTTCTTTACTGCCATTAAACCAAGCACCAGTAGAATCAACTTCAAGAATTTTCTTGTCAGCATTGTCAAGCATTTTACCAAACTCTTCATAGGAAAGAGTAAGGTTAATGGCATTAGCGGCGTTAATTTTTACTTTAGCAATCATGTTATTTCTTCTCCTTTTCTTCTCTGATGGATATATTATAACATAAAAAAATAAAAAGTCAAGTTAAACATACGTAAATTAAATATGCCGGGCAATCAAATTAAAATAAAAATAACAGAGGTTAATCCTCTGTTATTTCTTCTATATTGTCATCGTGGGAATAATAAAACACTTCTGTCCATTGCCAGTTTTTATGACAATTATGACATGTTCCCGTAACTAAATCATAATATGCGCCATTATTCCAGTCGTTTTCTTCTAAATGGTCACCAGTAACAGTAGAGCCGCAATTAGGACAAATCATATTAACCCTCCTTTAATTAAGCCTTAACCCAAATTTTCAACGTCTTTACTGTATATTCATAAAGTCGCGCATTTACTTCTCTATCAAACAGAGTTTTGGGAATTGATTCAAAAGGGCCACGATATAATTCATTTTTCACATTAGGATGGCAAATTATAACGGTATTGAGAGGGCGGTCAAGTGAAGTGTACAATACAGTTTTGTAAACGTTCATTTATTTACCTCCTTCAAATCTGTTATGAGTTTGTAAATACTTTCATAATCTTCTTCATAGCGATAGCGGTCAAATAAGGCAACACGGAGACGTTTTATGACGATAGAACCGGGTTGAGAAAGAATGAAGTATCGCATTTCTTCAAAATTAAATAACTCCATATTATCCCTCCATCGCGTCATAATCCCAGTCTTGCACGTCATAGGGGTCGGCGCTTTCAATGGCAATGTCGATTGCTTCATTAAAATTTTCCGCTTCAATCGTAGTGTAATAGCCACCACGAATTTCAACCCAAATTCTGTACTTCTGCATTATTGTGTCCTCCTTCATTTGATAGATAAATTATAGCATAGATTTTAGGAATTGTCAAGTTAAAGGTTTGTAAAATACAATAGCCGGAAAATCTAATTAACA